ACCTCTTCATCACCCTCATCCTCACCAGCCAGCTTGGTAACTTCAAACGATACATCTGAGTCAGTTACCCAGTTTAGCCCAAGCCTTGGACCTGCCTGCCTAAAGCAGTCAGTAGTGAGTATGACGAAGCTGTGGGTTTCATCAGCGTTGTGAAGTTGCGACGTCATCACTAGCGCGAACTCAAATCTAACCTTCTCATTCCAGTGGTTGGGGCCACTCTCTGAGTGGGTCTCGAGCGTGAGTTCATCTTGAAACAGCCCTAGCCGTCCCCTGCGAATCTCCAGCCTCGCCTGTGGATAACTGTCGTCAGACCGTGGCTTTCTATCCGGATCCTTATCACCTTCCACCGTTGTGTAGTTGATACGGTTCTGCACCGGGAACACCGCAGCCCAAGCAGCATTATCCTCCAGAATCTCCCACAGCTTGCTGTGGATCTGGCCGAAGATGTCGAGGGGAGCAGCCAAGGATTATCCGTTACCTTCGTCGGCTGGCTCTTGTGCCGAAAGAAGATCGATGAGGTCCGACTTCTTCACGCCTTCGGCATATTCGATGCCGTGCTTGTCGGCGACCGCCATCAATTCTTCCCTGTTCATGCGCGCCAGTTCATTCTTTGACGGGATAGCATCCTCGTCAACTTCTTCGCCTTCGCCAGCCTCAACGCCTTCGTCTCCCTCGCCTTCGCCGGATGATTCCCGCTCCTCGGCAGCCTTATCCAGCTTGTCGCGCATGAGGTCAGCATGTGGTCCTGGTGGTACGGCACCTTTTGTGGCCGCATCTTCCGTGGACTCGATAGCCTTGATCTTAACAAGGTCATCAATATTTGCCCCCATCGACTTGAGTTCGTCGCGACTCACGATGCGCCCTTCGCGGTATGGGCCGAGCATCGAACGTCGCACAATGAAGTTGGCAGCAGGTGCCTTTTCAGTTTTCTTAGCCATGACGGCTCCTTCTGGGAAAAAACAGTACTAAGTTCAAAACCGACTGATGAACATCCGATCACCTGTCGGGCTGTCCTGTCGGATCAGTCGCGGTTAGTTTACAGGCCGGTCACGAGAACAACAGCGGATGGGAAGTAGATCACCGGACCACCATTGTGTCCTCGGTGCACTTCGATGTTTGCCGGGGTGCGCTTCTCGGCATTCACGCCGTTGGCGCGATCAACGACATATCGGTAACTGCCGGGACGGAAGTTGTTCGAAGCATTGCGGGTCATAGCGTAGTTGCCAATGACCGCATTGCCGGGACGATTTCCGATCAACACGCCGACGCCGTCAGCGATAAACTTCTTGAACGAAGACTGCGCCTCGCCGATTCTCTGTTGGTAACCGCGATCGTACACAATGATCTGCGGTACTTCCTGAGCAGCGAAGTAGCGGTTGAAGTCTGGCAGGGTATTCACCGTGCTGCCGTTGTTCACCAGTCGTCCGCCCATGTCAGATGCGTTGGTGTTGTTCAGCAACCGGTTAGCAGTAACAGAGTTGACGTACAGACGGGCAGCCGCGCCGAAGTCCACCGAGATACCAGACGCATTGCCAAGCTGCGCCATGGCTTGCAGGTCGCGAAGCGGAGTTGCCGTTGCGACTGTGGACCACGGAACGACCGGAGTGTACGTCTGGAACGTAAACTGCGTGCGGTGCAGGTACTGTCCTGCTGGTGATCCGTCCACCTGGATCTCCAACACGCCGGTGGTGAGGAGTGTCCAGATCGAAGACTCCATTCGATCGTCTTCTCGCCCGATCAACTGAACGTCGTTCTCAGCGATGATGTCCGAGACGTCAATCGCGGTGGTCATGTCAATGATCGAACCGGCACGCTTGGTGAGTTCCGTCTCGGTGACGTCGATAAACTCACCGAACACGCCGGGTTCGTACTCATAGGTGGACTCGCCGACTCGCACCACTCTCGTGGGCTTACCGTCGAGGCCTCGCAGATGCTGGAGACCGTAGAAGTTGTCCTTCTGGGTCCACCGCACGTTGCCTGTGTTGAAGGGACGTGGCGGCATGAGTTGCAGCCCAAGCCTGCCAGCACGGCTCGCCGTGACTAGCTCCGGCTCAATGGCAAAGTAAGCCGCCGAAGTAGGGTAAGTGAACATGAGTTTCTCTCCAAAAGTGCTTTTGAGCTACGTTTCGTCTTTCCTGTTGCCCTCGTGCTACACATAGTGTCGGGGCATCTTCTGGGGAAAAACTACCCAGGAATCAGCCAGAATCCATTGCCGGGCAAAACAACTGCGCCGGGTCGGCTGGTCGTAATGTCGCCGATGGAGCGACCGGTAGCCGCAGTCGTGACAACCTTCGTCAGGGTCTGGGTGTCGGCTGCTCCGCCGTTCACGGCGGTCGAAGTAAAGGCAGGAGCATTACCGGGTACGTTTGCAGTCAAAATGACCGTGACCGTGCCGGTCGCTGTGACCTCCTGGCTCATGATATCGTTGGCATTGACCAGGGCAACCAAAGCAGCTGCCACGTTGCCAGCAGTTGCCGCAGTTGCTGTAAACGTCACAGTCTCGGTGTTGCCGCCGCCGTCCGTAAAGATGATGCTGAAAATGTCGCCGATTTCGACATTTGTTGGAGTAAACGTCAGGACTTGCGTCGCTGGTGCGGCAGCGGTTCTCAAATCTAGCGGATCAAACGTGCCCGCATAGAAATACGGCATGGACTGGTTGCCCATGTTGAACCACGACGGGACGGCGGACGTACCAAAGTACGCGATGCCGTTCGCATCAGTGGCGAAGTCATACATGGAGAACCCGGCGAACAGCTGCGTGCCGTCTGACGCACCGGATGCGAACGCATACATCAGGTTGTCGGCGGTCTTCTTCGCCACAGCCTGCCCTCGCAGGATTGAGATGCTAGGAGCAAACCTCCCAGCATGTGTCTTCGCATCCTCAGGCGACTGTGCCGGCTGAAGGATCCGAGAAGGATCGAACTGTTGGAATCGAGTGACCATTTTGGTCTCCGTAAAAGTTGAATCATCAGTCAAGGGTTGAGCAGCCCTACATCACTACCGATCATACTCCCAGACGGCGCGTTCTGGATTGTACTAGGCGGCAGGCTTCTTCTGGGATGAAACAATGCCTGGCGGAAGCACGTCCACAGGAGCAAGACCATATGTCGCCCGCTGCATGTTGTACTCCGGCAGGGTCATCGTCGCCGCAGATTCGCTCGCTGCTCCGTCACCCTTCGGGGCAGGCTGCGCACCAGTCTGCACCTTGGTGACATCGCCGTTCGGCTTCTCGCCGAGACACTTCTCGACCGTGTCCAGCGAGACGAAGATCCTGCCGTCCGGTGCCACCATTGTGACATTAGGCTTACCGGCAGGGTTGATTTCGTTCTTGAGCACTTCGGCCTGCGCCGGAGTGATCGTGCCGGACTTCGCCATGAAGTCAATCCGCTTCGCACCGAGAGCGATGGTCTGGGCAGCGATATTCGGATCAACCACTTGGGCAGTCGCCTTCAACTGAGTGATCTGATTAGTCAGGCTTGTGACCTGACCGGAAAGCGACTCCCTCTCAGTTGAGAGTTGCGTCGCACGTGCAATCACCTTGTCGGCAGTATCCGGGAAGTTACCGGGATCCGCCGACTCAAGACCCTGGATTGCTCGAATCCGGGCCATCTGAGGTTGGGTAAACATTGCAGGGCTCCTGTCGGCGGCTGCCAGTTTCTTCCGTTCGGTTCCGCCGGTGCCGATCGGTAGCGAACTTCCCTTGCTGAAACGATCCAGCAGTTCTTCGTACGGCATGATGCCGTCAAGAAGTCCGTTTTGCAAACCTTTTTCTGCTAAAAACGTCGCGGCCTCAAATCCTAAGATTGTTTCCTTGTCAATCCCCCTATGCTCGCTCACATGCGAGACAAACATGTCGTTCACTTCTTCAACCTGCTCCGTGATGCGGTCGATTTCTCCTTGGGTAATCTTAGACCCAGGGAATCCCATCATCTTGTACTTGCCAGTCTTGATTTTGATGATCTTGACCCCATGTTTCTCGGCAAGCTTGGACGTGTCAGCCATTATCACCGCCGTGCCGATAGACCCGACATTTGCCATCCGGTTAGCGTACACGGCGTTTGTTGAGCACCCGATTAGGTACGCTGCGGAACACATCTCGTCATCAGCGTAAGTGATAGTCTCCTTCATCTGCGACAGCTTGCTCAGCCGCTCCGCCACATCGAAAGAACCTGCAGCAGTGCCTCCCGGCGAGTCTATCTTCACAAGGACTTTCTTCGCTGATTCATCCCTCATCAACGCATTTACCGCGTGGACAATCTCCGCAGTGGGGGTACCGCCGAACAGCCAGGCCAGAATCCCCTGAGTCTTCATGACCGGACCCTTGATCTCCAACACCGCTACCCCATCGTGCAGGGTGTACGGGCGGTGACCATCTTCTGGAGGAGAAAAAGGCATCAGGCTAGAAGATACGAATCGGTGCGCGGCATAGTTCAATCGACACAGCCAGATGTTCCTCTGGGCGAAAAGAGCGTACTGCGAACCTGATCCTGATCCTGACGGTCTCAGCTTTCCTAGCTTAGTTTTCATTATTCGTTCTCCTTAGGTCTTCCGCCCTGAGGTTCCGGAGTGCCAGGACGCTTCTGAGGCCCGGCTTGTTGTTTTGCGGCTGATGCTTCCTTTACCGCTTCCATCACGGAATCAATGTCAAACTTCTTCAGGGTGCTAAGCCCCAACAAGTTGATAAGCTGGTTAACGTCCACCGTGGCAGCAAGTTCTCGAGCAAGGTTCGGCTCGTTCGAGAATGCCAGCAGCATAGCCTTCGCAGCCTGAACCTTCCTGTCCACAAGGGATGACGGCTTGACCAGTATCTTGCCAATGGCCGACTGACCGTGGTTCAGTTCCAGAAGAGCGTTGGCGATACTTTGCACTGCGGAAGCAAACCACATGTCCTCTTTCGTGGCGGACATCGTGCCAGTGTCGGTGTGAACGCCAGCTTCCTCTTTCGTGCCGTGCTGCGCTTCCAATCCAGTCCTCGCCGATCGGTGTCCACCATTAAACATCAGTTCTTCGGCGTGCTTCATCCTCTCGATGAGCCCGTTAATGGCTGGGCCATGGTTGCCGTAATCCAACACCTGCACATTGGTCAGGGATTTGGAAGCCAGTTCAGCGAGTATTCTGGCGTGCTCAAGCGTATTGCTTGTGCCCTTGACGTCGGCGACTAGGGACATGGACGGGAACCACACGCCGGGTGCTCCGGTGGACAATGCCCTAATTACCTGTTCGGCGTTTGACTTGAAGCTAACCTGCGTTGGTTTCCCGTCTTCTCCAGGAGGTCCCGCATACGTGCCAGAAGGCGACGTCACGATAGTGACCATCCCGGTAATTTTCACACCGAGGCGCGCCAGCTGCTGAGCGCAGTCAAGCCATTCTTTCCAGGCGGTATCGCGAACGTTTTCCAGCCAAGATCTCCCGTACACATATCCGCCAGTCCCGGCGTTATCGTAAGTGTACAGGAATCCTTTGTACGGCGTGGGGATGTCAACGTAAGCCGCATCCGTCCCATCCGGTCCTGGCACGTTGTTTCGGATGCCCACCGGTGCCCCGGTCTCGTCGGTCAGAACCTGTGTGGACTCGTTGAGCAAGTCCTTTATACCTGCCAACTCGTACTGACCTTCGGAAAACTGCCATTTAAGTTCGCAGGTGGCCCATCCGAAATCTCGCGCCGGCACAAACACCTGGCTAAGTAAAGCCAGCCTGATCCGGTCGATGTTGCGCCGCACGGTGTCCACCCATTCATCTTTGATAGAAGTGTCCTCGGTATCCAACTTTACATAATCATAGCTGGAACAAAGGATGATGGCGGTGCAGATTTCGCGGACTAGCTGAATCACCGGATGTTTCAACATCCACCGGTAAGTCCATGGACTCGCAATGTACGGATTACTCCATCCGGGAAAACCACACGGATTAAGCGCACTCCCGCCGTTCCCAAACAGGTTCGGCCCCATTAGGAAAGCAGATTCGAAAGGCGCAGGAGTCTTGACCACTGCTCCGTTTATGCGGGCGTGGCCGTTGTGCTGATCACCGGTGTTGAGTCCCAGCAACTGCTTGCGATCAAGCGGCGTGCTGGAGAACCGACCCTTGGTTGTACGTATTCTCACTGTTCACCACCGTTGCTTCGTCCATACAGACGTCAAACTGCAGACCTTCCAATCCGTCCACGTAAGCGACTCCGTATCGCATAGTGTCCATTCCGTGATTGTCTCTATCTTCAGGTACCTCCTTAGGGGTCTTGCCTTCCTTCTTCTGAGGGTAAGAGTACCCATCAAACTCAGCTGTCGTCTTAGTCGGCAGGGACTCTGCCACTAATTCTGGGTCCGTCTCATGCAGCGCGTCAGGCAGGAAGAATATCCTTGGCCGACCATCCTCCTGGACAAGAAGCCTACCACGCACCGCCTCGATACCAGGTTCAATCGCTTTGAATGCTGGCTGCGTCGGTATTCCCGCACGTTCAAGCGTCGCCCTGTCTTCAGCATCGTGATCACAGATCGTGGCCTCAATCTCTTCCCCTGCCGAAAGCAGTTGTATTGTCTCCGCATGATCGGCGACCAGTCTTCTGGAGAAATAGATCTCTCTATAGAGATACATCCTTTTGTCTTCGTCGATCGCCCACCACTGGCAGACGAATGGATTGATGAACCCGAAATCTATTACTCTAATCCTGCGCCATGATGCTGGCACATCCGCACGGTACTTGATTAGCGGGGTCCCGCTGTGGATGTCCTCGCTGAAATCTGGATATACCGAACCTTCGGCAGCAGCCCACAGTCCCTTAAGCAGTCGTGACTTACGCGCTCCGGTCAGCCTCGACAGCCTCGCAATATAGTTCGCGCCAAAAGCTGTTGGTGTGCCGTCAACATTGTACAGTATCGGATTGTCCTGGTGCCTGCTCCGCAGCCTAGTCATCACCTCACGGCGCGATGCCCTCTTGTTCAGCCAGTGACTCGGATACGTCGGGTTGCAGTCCACGATGATCTGCTGATAAGGCACCATCCCGTTACGAAGTCTGGTAGTCAGATTTTCAAAGTCTTCCTCCGACGCTTCCGTCCCCTCGAAAAGTATGATAATGTCGTAGTCTGACGACATGATGCGAGTGGACTTGTCAAGGCCTCCCACAACAATGATAGATCCGTTAGGATACTTGTAACTCTGACGGAAGTTTCTCTGAGGGCCATACAATGCTGGGAAGTCCGCTTGTACAACCTTCTCCTCATACGTCACCAGGACAGTCTCGCTAAGACTTTCGCGAGTTTTTCTAACGAGAAGTATTCTGCAACCAGGATACTTCATCGCTATGAGATGTGCTTTCTCAAGAGCCCCGCGAGACTTCCCGGTGCCAGCAGGACCCTCGATCAAAATCTCAGGGTCCTTATTCTTCCATAGCTCCCTCGCAGCCCCTCGTGGCTCGTAGGCGCGTGACCCCACAGGAAACCTGAGGGAGGCACCTTCTGGAGAAAAAACGCCTGCGGCTGCGCTGGCGGCACGATAAACCTTCACGCGCATGCGCGGGCTACGGCTAGGGCTGCGAGGATCGAAAACCTTACACTTCATCAGGAGATCAGACCTCGTCCGTGGGAACGCCAACGTACATCTTCATGCTCTTGCCTTCGGCATCGGCGACGCGAGTGGGCACCTTGCCGTTCTCACGGTCTAGGTACTCTTTCAGATGAGCGAAGTTTCCGCCAATCATCATGTTGACGAATCCCTGCGCCGCGCTGTCCATGACGGTGCCGTCTACCGGCTTACCATCCTCACCAATTTTGGTCATCCTTGATCGCAGGATTTCGTTAATCCTGCCAAGCAGGGTGATGGGAGGCCCTCCGGAGACCGGGGCACGCACTGCCCTACGGACTGGGACGGTTTGACGATAAACTCTTGTTCTCATAGCCATACAAACACCTCGTCGTTAAACATACTTTCGAACGGATCACCTGCAACATCGGATGCGGTTACAACAGAAGCCCCCAGCGACAACGGTTCGGATTCGCCGGTCGCTGTTGCTACTTCCAGATCGATCTGTCGCAGCCCAGATCTTATCATCCCCAGAGTGTCGTAGCACCGCTTGACCATTTTGTCAATCTTGCCACCTTGCGCATCCTTCTCCCCCAAACCTCTCGCGCTGTAAAGATCGCCGAAAGCAATCCACATTACAAGACGTTTGAAGCTTTTTGGCACGTCTCCCGAAAACACAAGAGGCACCGTCACCATGCCACCCCTCATAGTGTCGTTGACGTCATCGTAGCTGTAATCAAAGCTGGATTGCACCTCATCATAGTCGATGCTAACACTAGTTCGAGTCTTGTTCGAAGCTACCTTCACATTCTCCGCTCCAAAGTACCTCTCAAACTCCGCGTAGGTGAACCACGGATGAGTCGGGACGTCTACTCCCTCTTCCGATACCGTTTTCAGCTTTTCATACGTGATCGGCACTCCGCCAACTACAACGATCGGATAGTAGCGGTATGTCTCCCCGTCAACGAGAGCTTCGACATTAAACTGGTATAGCCCGAGACTTATTCTAGGGATAACAGTATCCACAGGCAGAATGATCTCATGGGTGTCAGCCACTTCCAACCCGTAACCTCCGCCCGGATCTCGGAGTGTCGGCGGAGCGTCAGCGTCAATCAGGTCACCAGTCTCCTGATCTCGCACCGTTATCGTGATTAGAAGGTCAGCCATTGTCAATCTCAGTTTCGGAAGACTCGATCAGCACAGAGGTTACTCCGCCTCCGCCTCCGCCAGTCGGCGCTAGTTCCAGAGCGTTAGCCGTCCACTGGAAGTCCGGACCGTCAGCTACCATCATCCCGTCAAGGGCAGTCAAAGTAGAGTCTGCATTTAACGCTGCTTGCGCCCCTACACCGGCATCTGTTACTATCTGGGCGTGAGTGGCTGCGGACAGCTGGACCCCGTCTCCAAACGAGTTTGACACCGTATGGGAAGCCCTCAGAGCGTCCCACACAGCCGCAGCCGTCGCAGACCCGTCCAGGTCGTTGAAACCTGTTACACCGATGTCCTTGGCTAGCACTATGTTGTCTCCAGAAGTAAGCGTCCTATCAGGGTATTCCCAAACAATGCCAGCAATAGTGTCGATCTGAGCACCGTCTATTGAGCTAGCATGGGCGACCACCTTCTGGGAGAAAAGAGCAAGAGGAGCGATTCCAAGCCATGTGACCAGGTTCGCGTTCACAGGGTCAACTACCGAATCCACACTACCGACGACGTTCCCGTTTACATTACCACCCAAGTTTCCCGTCACCGATGCGACACTACCAACGACGTTGCCGCCGACGTTCCCCACCACCGAGGCTACCGTCCCTGTGACGTTTCCTCCCACGTTCCCGGTCACAGAGCCCACTGCTCCGGTCACCGAAGCCACACTGCCAGCGATGTTTCCCAGCACGCTCCCGACGCTACCGACAACGTTACCGGCCACGTTGCCCGCCACTGAAGCGACACTACCTGCGACGTCCCCGAACATCCCACCGATGACGTCCCCGCCCAGATCTCCTAGTACCGAAGCCACACTGCCGTTGACGTTGCCCGCAACGCTGCCTCCTACTCCACCTACCACTGACCCGACTGTGCCGGTAACATTGCCACCAACGTTACCAGTCACACTGCCTACTGCTCCAGTAACGGAAGCTACGCTACCGCCCACATTGCCGGTGACGCTACCTACTGCCCCCACGACACTACCGACTGAACCGGTCACATTTCCACCAACGTTCCCCGTCACCGAGGCTACACTACCCCCCACATTGCCGGTCACTGAACCTACCGCACCAGTCACCGAGCCGACGCTGCCAGTCACCGAACCTACACTGGTCATGAAGGCTGTCGCACTCTGGTTGTTAGTAGCTGTTAGTTCAATGACAAGATCGGCCTGATCCATGTTCGTCGCGCCACGTAGACTCACTACCGACATGTCGGCTCCTGATGCTATCGCAGCATCAGGCACGTCCAGACGGTACACCCCCTTCATATTGGTAGAGTCCACTTCCTTGAACCCACCGCTGGTGAACGCAGTCGTTGTGGCAGCTAGCGTGACTAGGGTGATCTGCACCGGCGCACTTCTGGTGCGAACATAATACGCAGTCAACCCTGCCGAATCAAAGACCAGTCCGGTCAGCGGTGCTCCGAAGACGTCCACGATCTTAACGTATACGGTCTGCGAGGTTGTCCCGGCCAGTCTGCTTATCAGCATGCTGCACCACCCGTCATCCTAGACGCTCTGGTCACCCGCACTAGCTCTCTGGTGAGGAGGCACATTCTGGGGAGAGTAGCCCTATCGTCCGTCCACCCACCACTGCCGTTGTCTATCGTACCGTAGATCATGTTGTTCGCATACCCTGCTGCCTGTAGGTCCGCGTACGCAGACCCGTCCTGGATGTTCCAATACGCGGGAGTGGTAGAGTTGCCGGTGAACGTCGTTACCACCCTGTAGTTCGTGCCAGCCTTCAACTTTATGTCCGGTATTAGGAATCCCTGCGCTCCTGCTTGTGAGTTCGTCGGAAACGCATCCGCAGCCCTCACCAGTGTGCCAGCAGGAGCAGTCGTCCCCTCATAAAACTCTAGATTACCCATACTGGCCGGCACGTTCATCCTTACTCCGAAGACTGTGACCGGCGAGTCCAGCGACTCGATCCTTAACCCTCTCCTCAGTTGGTTACTGGCATAGTTTGCAGTCTGGGTGTACGGCACGCCATACAGTATGGTCGTCGTCCCGTCCGTGAACCGCAACACCACCGTAGGCCATCCTGCTGTCGTGGGCGTGCCGGACGTCCAGGCGTTCGAGGTAGTGTGAGCCAGGAACATCGGCTGCTGCGCACCGATCTGTCCCACAAGCGATCCCTGTACTGTGGGGAAGTTCGTGGCCGGACTACCGTCAGCGTTCGCTATCGTCACCCAGTACACCACTCCGGCCGTCACGGTGAATGGCGAACCAAACGTGTACTTGTTCCACCGGTTCGCAGTCCCGTTCCACGCAGCAGTCACCGTCGAGTGATTGCCAGCTGCCGGCACTGTGGCAGACGATCCGTATGCCCGAAGCTGCACGGTGACATTTCCAGCAGCACCGGAGGAGGCAGTCGTGAAGATGTAGACGTCCACAAGGGGCAACGATGCTGGAGCCACAAAACGCCATCCCTCTCCAGAGTTAGCCGACGAGAGCGCGACGTTATGGTTCGTCCCGATGTTACCGGGACTTGCCCCAAGGTAGGGGCAGTTGATCATTCCGCCTAGAAAGTCCATCATACGTCGTCCGCCTAGTACGCCTTCACATCAACATTGTCCTACATCTTCCGGACCTGAGAGCTAAAGTTCTTGATGCGCCAGTTGCCACGCTCCCGATACTGGAGGATAGCGCTGTCATGTAGTTCGACGTTGTACGCAAAGAGACCAGCGATGTCAGTGTCGATACGGTAGTTGCTGGCGAACAGTTCTCTGTTACGTCCAGCATTGTCATCGTTTAGTTCGTTCCACTGGTTCGTCATGTCCACGCGAGACCCGCCAATAGCCCCGTCCACAAAGTAGTACAGCCATCTCGCGAACGAGCCCTCGATCCCCATGTTATCTATCCGCAGCAAGTTCTGGACGCCCACCAGCTGTATCAGCCCATCCTGAGCAGACTGATCTACGATACCGTTAAAAGCGCAGACCCATCCAGAGAACGAAGACTTCTGCCGTGCTGTGCCGATGTACATCGCGTCGGCTTTACGCCCGGCATACACCATCTGAATGTTTGTCACGTTGTGTCGATAGTTGGTGTATGATATTTCTCCGCCTCCCATGACTTGCCCGACAGACCCTCCGCTCTTGTGTCGCAGGTTGTGCATGTCCATCGCATAGCAGCCAAGCCCTGTCGTACTCGGATCGTCTGATCCCCACCGGAACCCTATGTTGTCGATCTCGATGCCCTGGGTCTCGTGCGCGATACAGGTCTCGGACAGTCCGATAGCACATTTCGGCTGTACATCAAAGTCTGTCCCACCTACGTCTACGATCATATCCGACACCTTGCCGTTGGTGTAGAAGCCATGACCGTTGACGGACTCGAACAATGCTACCGGCATCCCATTCGTCGTAAACAGTCTGGTGCCGAGTCGCTCTCCACGCAGCCATACTCCTGGCTTAATGAGCAGCGGCGTAGCTGCGATCTCGATGTCGCCAATAGGTAGCTGCACAACACCGCCATACGTGCCGGATCCATGAAAGATCCTCGACCCATCGGTAGCTGCTGCGTTGGCAGCATCTATCGCTGCTTGGATGTCGGCTTGATCTGCGCCTGGGTCAAGAATACTCATGCTCCGCCACCTTCCACCGGGAATACATACGGTGTAGACGTAAAGGGACTATCGAAGTGCCATCCGGTCACCGGCTCGCTGGTAACCGTCAGCGTCCTATCCTGGATGGCACCGCCGGGAGAGTACGTGATTGTCACGAAGTCCGCGCTCTTGTCGAATATAGAGACTGGCGTCCCCATGCCGGATACCTGAAACATTGAAATGTCCGCCCCGGTATCAGGCTGAGCACTCATTGTTGGTTCAAACGTAAATGTCACTCTCGTCGAGGTTGTCTGCTCAGCAAAGATCAGAACCGTCTCTACTGTTGGCTCCACAGTAGTGCCGGTGGTCGGGACAATGAGGAACGAGTCTCCGAACGTCAGACCAGACGGAGCAGCATCAATCACATACGTCTGTGAACCGGTGGAGTTCTCTGGGACAACCACTTGTATGATGTTGGCTCCCAAAGAAGTCGGCGTCGCGCTCACGTACTGCCCACCGATCTCGATCTCGTAAGGAACCACCCCTGGGGTGATCGCTACCGTAGTGGTGAACGTCAGGCTGAACGTATTGGTTCCAGTTCTGGCCACCGACACAAGAGTGCCGGACACCGGAGCGATGATGTCGGTAGAGGTGTTGCCGATATGTCCGTGTGTGATGTTTGCCGAAATACTCACCCCGACCATACCACGCATCCTAACCTCTTTTGCCTCGGCGTCCAGATACACGTCCACATCGCTCAGATTGTCTAGTTTGACATTATCTTCCAGAAGATGGTCTATCACAAAGTCGCCATCCTCCTCTACTTTCAGTGCATATACGTGACGAATCCACCCTCCCCCGACGAACCCATCCGCCCTCTTGAGCGCAGCGTTGATCTCATAAAAGTGGTAACCAGGACTTAACGACACAGATGCTACGGTCTCGATAGTGCCGCCGTCAGACTCTGGACTGACGTTACTTGAGCTACTCCCGCTCCCGCTACCTGCTCTGTAGTATAGCATAGATCACCGCAACCATCTTCTGGAGAAAAACAGACTAACCTACCACTGCTGCTACTAGCTGCCGGTCCGACTAGAACCCGAACTGCAACTCCACTGTGCATCCGTCATCGCTCTTGGCATAGAACTTCACCGCGCCGGTCCCCTCAAAGTTGAACGTGAACTGAAAGTCGTCACCGTCCGCCGTAGTCCAAAGTCCCTCGGTGGCAGACTGCATCATCTCGGACACCAGATCCCAGTCCGAGTCTTCCATCGCCGTCACGTACGTACCTCCGTTGTAGCTGGCACAGTCCATGCGGAACCCTGTGAGATCACCGCCACCACGCACCTTTCCGGTGACCCTGGTCACTCCCGGCAGCAGACTCACATCTACCGTCGCCACCAGTTCAAACTCGTCGTTACCCGACACCGTGACGGCACCGGTAGTCTTCGCACCCACGTTGTCGAGAGACAGAGACGTTGACATGACTTCTCCTACCTGATGTAGATAGCCGACTAACGTTGAGGTTGAGTTGCCGGCACTGAATGAGCCTTCGTCTTCACAACGTTACCATGCTTGTCGAGTTCGGTCTCCGTGATCACAATGGTGCCGGCATCTTCTGGAGGTAAAGGTGGGACAGTCGGGTCAGGACGAAGGCCGACCTGAGTCCATACCTCACTGCTTTCGCTTGTCCCCTTCAACGCCTTGAACCCGAACTCCCACTTGTTCTCGCTGATGTCAGGCGGGTCTGGCGGCACCTTCACATCCATCTTGTTCACGCCGTCCGGGAGGGTGCCGATGTTCTCCCAGTCCGTGCCGCGCGTCCGACGCATGATGGTAAGCACGCCTGGCTCTCTCGTTATCTGCCACGTGAGCGTCGAGAACGAATACCAGGACTCAGCGGTGAAGTTCAGCGTAGGTAGTGTGGTCGGCGGTATCGGTGGTATCGGCACGACTGGGCCTGTCGTAGCACGAGGAGGGGTGGGTGGCATCTCGGATAACGGCCTGTTCGTGTTTGGTCTGCCAAGATCGACCCACGTACCGTTGCCGCCATGACCAGATGGTTCTCCACCCACCGCTGCCCCGCCATACCACTCAAAGCTATCGCCGTACGAGATAGCAGTGCTGCGCTTGTCTCCCTTGAAGGCATAGTTCTCGTATATCGGCCTATTCTTGCCGCAGGTCACGATACCAGCGATACCGATACCGCCGTAAGTGTTCCAGCGGCAGTACCCGGACAGGCCAGCATCCTCGATGAAGTAGCTACCACGCAACACACCGCTGCTGTCCTTCTGTCCGGGTCCACCGTTGTTGATTCGTCCGTCCAGGAAGTTCTTTTCGATCACGACGTTGTGCGAGAACTGGAGCGGCACAGACACGTGCATTCCGTCCCAAAACTGCTGCCACTTGGATGCGATGATGTTCTCCGCGTAGGTGAACGCACCTCCTGGGTTCGCCAGCGTGCAGCCGTGATCTTGAGCCTCCCACGACATCCTGCGTAGGTTCGTGAAGTAGTTTCCCCGTACCTCAAAGCCGTGGTGCCGGCCATCGGAGTGACCGCCATCGTGCACCCTGTCAAAGAGGTTCCACGACACCCTCCCACCCACGTTCCACAGGTCGTGGGCACGATCAGAGTTGAGGGAGTTCACGTACCGGTTGTCCTCGGACACAAAGTTCTCGTTATATCCGTACGCCCGCAACGCGATACGGTTGTAGTATGAGCCGTCATACCCCCACGTGAACGTACACTTTCGCCACTCCATGTCTTTGGACCCATCCATCCAGAAGAGTCCGTTGTTGCTCACAAACATCAAGTTCTTGAACTTGGCACCCACGATATTCTGCACCGCTGCAGTCCATGCGTGACAACGCTTGTTCTGCTGACCCAGAGCAGCATCTTTCGGCACCACACTCCAGAGGACGGCACTTTCTGGAGATGAACAGGTGTAAGTTATGTCGCCGCGGAACACGACGGATCCGTTCAAGTTTGTCGTGCCGGCGGGGAACATGATGATTGATTTAGGTGCGGCAGCGTTGATAGCGTTCTGCACCGACACCAGATCATCCCCACCATCATTTGTGGTGTGCGTGAGGGTGATGGTCTGTCCCACGCACGGCAGGCAGGCGACAGCAAGGACGATGGAAGCCGAGACTGGCTTGATCATTGTTTTTCTCCAGAAGATGCTTCGCGATCGCGGTCAGCTTAGCTTATCGGAGCTTATCGGAGCTTATCGGAGCTTATCGGAGCTTATCGGAGCTTATCGGAGCTTAGCTTATCGGAGCTTAGCAGTCAGCTTTGAGCAGCCGCTACCACTCGCACCTCGTGCGGCGCAGGAGCGTGACCCACATAGTAATCACATAGCACCTTCCACCGAGCATTGTCGCCTTCCGGGAGGTGTGGGTTCGGGTCACCGCCGCTAAACATCTGACGGGGTTCCAGACGCTCTACGAACGTGGGACGCAGGACGTTCATGACTTGTCTTTCTGAGGTTCTTGGACCTCTGACAACGACTTCTTAGGACCACTTAGTATCTCCCCCAGACGGCGCTCCACCCGCACCTGAAAGATCGTGAGCACGATCAGGCAGTACGGACCAATCACACGTAGAAGGACCGCATCAAAGTGATTGTCGAGGTGGAGGGTGTGGATACGATGAGCAGATATGGCACCGCCCCACAACGCCAGGGATGTGATCACCCAATACGTAAGGGCTGCGCCGATATGTAGCTTAGTCAGCATGCGGATGCCTTCACAGTCACGACGCTGGAGGACCCTTTTTCGGTCTCGCCACTCTTTTACTACGAGCAGGGTCTGCCACACCAGAGCCATGAGCGTCACCGCTAGCATCGCTAGGTTCACGACGTTCCAGTTTAAGGCCGGCATATAAGTCCTTGAAAAAGTCTTCTGTGAACTTAAGACGCGCTTCTAGTGACTCAGAGCCATCAGCGGAAATCGACCTAGTTTTAGCTTTAGCTCGCTGTAGCTGTATCTCCGCATTGAGGTTTTCTTCGACCTGCTCGACGTACCACCCCGGCACAAACCACTTCATCCAGATAGCTACGATGACCATCACCAGGATGGCACCTGGTAGTCCGAACGTCCTGACAAGATCATTCAGTTCTTCGGCCATGTCGGCATCTTCTGGAGAAGAAGCTGAGGGCGGGTCACCGAATACCGTCCTCAGCTAGGGTACCGTAACGCACGGGACCCACCCTCGGAAATACTTTCTCCGTGCCATCGGGGTATTGGTTATCAAACATCCGTCACCTCGGAGCGGCAGGTCGAGGACGCTCCGATGCTGGGATATCATTTTGAAACTTCAGCACGGCACTTCCTCCAGTCGATATCAGCGTCGGTGATGATAGGGCGGAGGGAGCGGCAGAGTCGCCGGTGGTGGATGAATCATGGCTGAGGGTATGTCGAGAACAACCTATAGTGCCGGTGATGGCGAGAATCGTCAGAATCAATAGGACGATAGCAGCGACTAAGTATGTGATGTTTTCTGAGCGTTTAGTCATGATGCGCCGTCCTCTGGAGGAAAACATGACGAGGGTCGAAGACGAGGATCGTTGAGCGTAGAGGAAAACACGACGAGCCTGCCGGCAGGAAAGACCGATGGCCGGAGGTCCTAGCTTGCTCAGGGCTCGACCGCGCTTCAGACTCGCCGTGAGTGCCGTGAGTGTCGAGATCGCGCGCCGCATTAGCGGCGAAGCCGCACTCACCCTGAGTGCCGTGATTGCTGACGCTGAGATCGCGCATCGCATGAGTGCTGATGCGTCGATGATAGGAACCCGCTTTTCGCGGCTGGAGGGGCGAGGCTGAGGCTATAAAGCCTTTCAACATGCGCAGTCAATGGCAGCAAGGCGGGGTTTTAGCAAAAGTTATTTACGCGGTCGCGTAAATACGCAAAAAACAGTAAAAAGGGATGATAGTGATAACTATAGCAAATAAGCGCGGTGACGTGACGGTTAAAAGTGATGATAGCCTAAAACGTGATGTGGGTGGGGACGAGTAAAAGTGAGGAGAGGCTAGAACGTGATGCGTTTAAGGGTACGGGCTAGAGGAGAGGAGAGACTAGAACGTGATGCGTTTCACGGGAGAGGGAGACGCCGGGATCCGCGCTTCCATGCGCCGCGGCGAACCGGGAGGGGCCTGAAAAAAAAAGCTTTTTTTTCGGCTTTTTCTTTTGCTTTTCTCCCGGCTTTCGGTTAAACTTCCCCCTTCGGAAGCGCGGCCCGCCGGGCCCGCCCGAAAAAAAGTTCAACCCCGCGCAGCGGGAAAGGAAACGCCGTGGCAGACTCCCTAGAAAACCTTTTAGCCCTTCAAGCCGGACTTTTGGCCGCGCAGGAAAAATTGGCTGAAACCGAAAAACTTTCAGCGGGCTACGCCAAGCGCGTTCTGAAAGAGCAAGGTTTGGTTAAAGTTCTGGAAGAAAAGTTTGCGGCCGCCAAGGCAAACTTCGGTAAAAAGTAGGCCGGGGCCGGGGGGGGCCCTTGCCTTTTCTCTAACTCTCAGAAAGGAGAGGTTACAGGTTGACAGGACCAAGAAAAGCTCTTTGTGAGGCCCTTCGACTCTGGGCAGTCGAGGGAACTCCTCCTCACCCGTCCGTGTTTCGCGCAGCCTCTGAGGCTGCAGTCGAGGGTCTCGACTGTGACTCAGAGGGGCAGCCTCCCGACAGCGTGCAAGAAGCTAGACTGCACCTGCTGTGTAACGCGCTCGACGAAGTTGAGCGAGACTGGGAGGTGCCTCCCGGCTTCTAACCGAGACCCTCAAGCCAACCCGCTTCTGCAAGGAACAGGAGCGGGCTGCTTGAAGGTTACGTTATGCAACCCCTAGAAAAAAAAAGCGTTTTTTTCCCGGTTTTTCTTTTGCTTTTTCCCGCCCGCCCGGCGAAAATCGGGCCTCGCCCGCCCGGCGGCGCGACCCCGGTTCCAGGGAATGGAACGAAACGAGAAAGGAAACGACATGCCAGAGGACACGAAAAAGGACAGCCCGCTTTTGCGGTGGGCCAAGCACATTCGACAAGGAGAGAACACCCTAGCGGCCCTCGCCTTGCACGAGGCGGTTCAACAGGCAACCGGCACAAAAGTTGGGGAAACAACCGTCCGGGTTCAAGCCACTCCAAGGGAGTACTTGTGCCGGATGAAAAGCCTTTTCAGGCTAGCAGCCGACGAGGCCCTGGAAGAAGAGGTTAAAGGTTACGAAGCCCGCAACCCCGGTTAGTCCCCCAAGCCAACCCGCCCCAGCAATGGGACGGGCTGCTTGTGGAACTTCCACCCGGTTGTCCTGCCCGGTAAGACAGGACAGAACCCCTCAACCGTCACCCACTGGGTGCGGGAAAGGAACCGTATCATGGCAGAGGCAACCAAGCCAGCCAAGGGCTCATTGGACGAACTGTTCGCACTCCAACAGGAGATGGATGCAGCCAACCGCAAGTTGGCCGAGACTGAGAAGGCATCCAAGGGTTACGCGAATCGCGTGATCAAGGAGCGTGCCATCGCGCAGGACCTGGAAGCCAAGTTCACGGCTGCCAAGGCATCGTTCGGCAAGAAGTAATCAGCCGGAGGCCGGAGCAACCCTCTCCTGGAGAAAAACCAGGAGAGGCCTCTCCGACAACCTGTTGGTTGCGGGAAAGGACTGTTATGAGGAACCCAAGAACGGGACGGGTCCGCTTGGACACGGAGTCCGCCTACCAGGAGGCGACTGCTGGTCGCGATGAGGAAGTGCCGGTGCGCTTCCTTGCCGAGGAAGGCAACGGCTGGGATTATATCGACACCAGTTGCCCCGGCCAACCCAAGGATCCGGATTACGAATACGGCCCGGATTAGACACCCGGAGCAACCCTCTCCTACCACAGGAGAGGGCTCTCCGATTGTCTGATTCTGGACACGGAAAGGAGTTTCTATGGATCCGATTCGAGTGGCAGTGCCCGACAGCAAGGCGGTGCTTTGCGCGGTCATTTCGCCTGCTGGTCAATTCGACACGCCCAAGATTGAAATCTGGGCACGAGACCCGGCTATGGAGCCGGACGACAGCCGTCTTCCCACCAGAAAGGAAATCGCCGACGCAGGAATGGCGCTCGTCAGTTTCATTCAAGACGCTCTGCCGGGATAACGGGTTATTGAACCGGCTAGCGGATCCCTCCCCTGGATGTTCCGGGGGAGGATTCCGACGGCTTGTTGCTGCGGGAAAGGACTGTATCATGTACGATGAGAACGAAGACCGATACGATCGTTGCGAGGATGAGGACAGCGGATGTGACTTTGCTGATCCCGGAGGTAGGTCCGCGTTGCGTGCTGCTTCCAAGAGGAACCCACGCAACCTACCGTGTCCCACGTGTGGGGCACCAAACCGCCTGACGCCAGCGGATCGTGCTCGCGGGTACCAGTGCGACAGTTGTGCTGATCGTGCTGAGAGGGGAGGTGACTAACCATGTACGACACCGACACCAGGATGTCAGCGATACTCGACATCACCCTGATCACAGGGTGTCGCCTCCCTCTGGAGGACCGCACCCAATTCTCTCATGCGTTCCAGAAAGCGTTACATCAGTATCAGAACGACGCGCGCCCTCAGTTTAAAGCCCTGAAATTCGAGGCCTTAGCTAAGTGCGTGCTCGCGTGGGCTGATCACGCTATCGATCTCCGACTAAAGTCTCGTTAGGTGACGAGACCCTTTGATGAAAGGATAAGGATAAGCTTATGGCTACTAAGCAACAGATGTTCGATCGTGCTAACCACATCAGGATCCGAAAGGTACAGAAGGTCAAGTCAGGACATCATGTCCTCACGACCGGCGGGACTGTCGCCTTGAACGTGAGGCCATACATCCCTCCCTCGAAGCAAGAAGAGGCGAGGGCCATGGGTGATAACTATGTCCCCTATCCCAGCAAATGGGGATGGGTCGGCGACATGCTAAGAGGCGGGACAGTACGCTTCAGCCAGGATGCGGTGGACATTGCCGCCCCTCCTGGAATCTTCGAACAGGCCTGCATCTACTACGGGAGAGATGTCAGGACCCAGAGAGCATCGTGATCCTTTCCCGTTTGGGACCTCGGTGCTGAAAAGTGCCGGGGTCCATTTTAGTCGCTTAGGGAGAACCATCTTCTGGAGATAAATAATGCTGAACGATGAGTTGCGGCGGCGGATTGTGTCGCTCGAAGAGGCGCATAACCGCCAGAGGCCCCTTCAGGTGGTTCTAGACGGTTCCGGTCGGTATAGGGGTTCGATCCCCGAGGTGAGGCCTAAGGAACCTGCAGCATCGTCCTCAGAGCCTGGAAAGAACCCTTACGGACATCCGGTGTGGGGTGCGGTGTCTGGGGTGCTGAAAGGCAGTTTTAACGTCGAAAAGAAACTAGCGGAGTCTCTGGCGAGGGGTTGGGTAGAATCCCACCCTCACGCGGGGATGGAATCATTGGAGACTGCAGTGCGAGACTGTTTGGCGGAACTAAAGCACTAATCATGCGAGATGATCGCTTCAAACGTCGCTGCCTTTCGTGTTTGGGTGCCTGTACACCTCCAAATCATTCGAATACGCCTCCCAAAGTTCCTTTTACCCACTCCCACCCCTCAAAAAGGCGTAACTTCAGCTTCTTACGCATAACTTCCTATAGTTACCGTAGTACGGATGAAAAAGACCCCGACAACTCGGGGGGTCTACAGAGTCACCTTTACCTTAAACGTAACTTAACTTACTACTACTCAAGAAGCTTCATGGCTGCAGTCGTCCTAGACGGTGCGTACGGTCAACCCATTTTACCAAAAAAAGGGGTGTCCATTGGGAAACGAAAATACGCGCGTTTAGCAAAGTTGCGGCGCTATCACCTACCGAAAGACACGGCCCAAAAGCGAAAAACAGCTATAAACCACTGCCCCATCAAGCCTTTACCCCCAAAAGCGCCACGGGCGAAAAAGCCTCTTACGTACGATTCGCGACGATCGTCCCATACCCCTAAAAACAACGGCGAGGTCTCGTCCCGTAGTAGTACGTTTGTACATTCATCGTACGCATTGACATCTCTAATACCAGTTATCAAAACTCCACGCAAATCCCTGCGATCATCCCAGAACCCCCATTGCCCCAAGCTGTCGCCTCAAAAACGTCAAATAACTAAACAGAGAGCCCTTATAGAACTACTAGAACGCGGTTACCCCTTCCTATACCGCTCCTCTCGCCTTAGTTATAGCCCTGATAACGAGTTTCGTAGCGCTCCTCCCCTGAGTCCGAGCCCGCTACCCCAAGTCACTCCTGCGAAAAAAAAGCGAAAAAAAGCGAAAAAACTTTTGCTTTTTCGCCGCCCGTTGTTTACACTGCTTTCGCGAGGTCGGACCCGCCCAACCGAAAGGAGAGACTTGTGTCTCTTCAAGGATCAAAGGGTTCGCCTCTTTACTTCCAGAAGATCCCTCTTACCTACGCGATTGGTCAGGTAGAGAGTGGAAACCTTCCGGGAAAGGTAGTCCATGTTCACTGAAGCCCAAGCACGCGACGCCCTGCGACGTCTAGCTGATGACGCCATAAGAGTGCAGGATGCCTGCAATCTCTCTGGCGTGGCCCAGAGTTTTGCCGAAGCCTGCATCACCCTTCGCCTCATAGCCCAGGCCCTCGGCCTCCCCGGCGATACCGAATGGTGTAACCGACATCCGATCGTCACCCTCTGGGTGGACAAGCTCTGTGATCTCAACGGCCACTGCGGTCCTGCCTCCGCCCTCAACGATGAGTACTCGCAAGCAGTCAAGATTGTGCAGGATATTGCTCACAACGGTAAGATCGTCTAACCGGCGTATTCACAAGGAGTTACAACCATGCCTCGCCCCACAAAGTCCAAGCCACCCGAACGGTGGCTCCCCAAGACAACCTTGATCAGAGACGCGCTCTACAATACCTCGAACCAATCTGGTTCATCCCCAGAATATGCTAAGGGCGTCGTCTTGGGAGTCGTCTCCACTCTGATGGCAGCAGGGTGTGACTACGACACCGCCATCAAGTTCGTCTCTCGTCACCTTCCCCATGGCGTCACGAACGATCGCGTCCCCAAAGACTGGCTCGTGGACCTGGAAATGATGCCGCCGTCGGAACCATCTTCTGGAGAAAAAGGAGCGTAAGTCATGGGTCCCGATTTATCAGTCATGTATACCGACGATCAAGGCGAAGATCAGGAACTGTACAACGAGGCTGCCGCCTCCCACATACTCGCTAACCGCGCACGCGGTGAGACCGAAGTCGATGACTCTATGGAGGACGAGTTCGCTGCATTGTGCCAAAGTTGGTACATCCCGTACTACCCTCCCAAGTATCGCCCGTCAAAGTACGAGATCGTGAATGGTCAGGTAACGAAGAAAGGAGTCTGAACATGCTCGCCAAAGTTATACAATTAATAGCCGACATCAAAAAGGATGTGGAGTATTGCGCCTACTGTAACGATATGGAAAGCCATCGCCCCGGTCGCCGCACGCCGGCAGTCCGCAACTGGCTAGTGGCGTTCGAGATAATTGCCCGTCACTGCTTTTACTCCAGAATATGCCGACTTCGGGGTCACCGCCTAACCGAATCCGGTGTAAGTGTCGAAAACGGCACCTCCCGCATGTCTTGCTCAAGGTGTGGCGAAGACTGGGATGTGCAGTGGTAGAAACGAGTGACTCTAACAGTGTAGTAGTTTTCTCCAGAAGGAGGTTAGCCCGATGGCTGACGATCGTGAAGTGATAGTTAACCGAATCAAGAAACTGATGGCTTACGCATCAGACGGTTCTGCTACCGAAGCGGAAGTCGAGGCTGCCACCGGTCGCGTGCGTAAGTTGATGGACGAGTGGAACATCGCTCACTCCGAGATATCAACTAATCACGACGCTGCCGAGACTGCTTACCAGAGCATCATCGAGGTGTCCTGCTTCGATCGCGCCAACGCGGTGCCGAAGTTCTTCCGGAGGCTAGCCCACGTGCCGGACAAGATCTGCGACACTAGCCATTACCTCGACAGCCGTGCCGATCCGAAGAAGCCGGGTAAGACCCGCGAGCACGTCGTGTACTATGGCCTGCCGCGTGACGTCGAGGTGGCAGTAGCTCTCTTTAGAGAGTTACTCGCTACCTGCCACGCCATGACTTGGTTCCGCTGTGGTAAGGAAGGCTGGGGCGCAGACCACAACAGCTACGCCATGGGCTTCGCCGATAGGCTCCTCGAGCGTGCCAAGGCCCAGCTGGCTGCCTCCCAAGTCGCTTGCAACACAACCGCCATAGTCCTGGTGAAGGGTAATCTGCTCAAGCGTTACCATGACAAGATCGGCCTAAGCCCGATGCGTTCTCGAGCAGGGCGCATGTCTGGCGGTAAATACGATCAAGGTTACTCCGACGGCGCAGGCGTCTCTCTGGGGGTAAACCAGATCAGTCGCGCTCCGAAAGGTCTCTTAGATTAGCTCAGAACTTCATTGGGTTTCATCCCAGAAAGTAGTAGGTTCAAAGATGTCAAAGCGTAAGTTCGAACGAATGCAGCACGCCGAAGGCCACCTCAAAGACTGCATGGACGTCTTAGTCGGGTGGGTCCAGTGTCGGGTACGCACCGGAGAGTACGACACTAACCAGTACGCGCTCTGCGAGGATGCCGCCGATGTCTTCGACCTCCGACGTGCCGACGGTTCCCTTCCCGACTGGTTGCCGAGGATCGTCCAACACGAGATGTCTGTTTACGCACCTAATCTCAGCAACGAACGTCAGCTGAACCCAGATTACGGTCTAGATTACGGTCGGTAGGATTATATTGGGTTTTCACCCAGAAAGAGGTGCTCTGTGGATTCAGTGTTAGAAAAGAAGATGGACGAGACTACACTCGTGACCATGGCTGTGCCATACCTAATCACAGAAGGGAGGGTGTGGAACCTATTGGTGTCGGCGTTCGAGGGAGGTAGCAACTACTGGTACTGCGTGGACAACACTAAGCTGATCACGCCAGGAGGGGAGATCGATGTGTCGAAAAAGAGCCTGCGCAAGCTAGTAGGCGAACTCTCCCACACTCACGTCGAATACCTCCACCAGATCCCGCTCATACCGGGATACGGATTGGTAATGCTCGACGCGAGCGATGACGGCCCCGGCGAACGTACCAAGTACCCCCTGACCCGCGAACGTCTTCTGGCAGGTCTCGAACTGATGGTTCTACACCACCCCACTCACTTCACCAATTTCCTGACACAAAACGATGACGCCGAGACCGCTGATGTGTTCCTTCAGCTGTGCGTGCTCGGCGAACTGACGTACGGGTAACCATTATGGCCACAAAGTTTTACAAAGGACATCCTCCGCCTTCTGACGTACATGCCTACCTCACCGGCGGCGGACCGTTCGATGGCGACGTCACTACCGTGAAAACGTTGTTCCAGCGACCGCCCACTAGCATCTGGCTACGCACCAGTCGCGGAAAGGTGCACTACTGCTACTCGCTGGTCCCAGGTGCACTGGCTTCCGATACAAGGATCAACGCGCTGGTGTACCGTTTTTCTCCAGAAGAGACCGCCGCAGGTCCGGGAGACAAAGCACCTAATGGCTAGATGGATACCAATCGGTGACCGTGTTTATCTCCAGAGAGGTAACCACGACCTCCGTACACTGCGTAAACAGTACAAGGCTTACAAAGCGAAGTACTCCGGCACTATGACGTTCGAGCGATGGCTCGTGTTTTCTGGAAAAGTATACGTATCTAAGAAAGGACAGAGATGACGATTATAAAACAGAAGCTTGGTGGCGAACCAACAGACATAGCGTCTAATAGCCCGATTCGCAGAGGAGTTAAGCAAGGAGGGAAAGTGAAACGCCCCACATTAATAAGCCTTCGCGGAACACTGCTTAACGCAGCGACCAATCTCGATAGACTTGTAGTTCTGACTGGCGGTGATGATTTAACGCAAGGCGATTATTACGCCTCTGCGCTGCGCGAAATCGCAAGGCACGCCGAACAGGTTGAAAACGGCGAATCTAGCCTGATTGATTTTGCGTCCTTTTACTGCCTTTGCCCTCGTCGTTCCCCGCCCACGAATTTAGGGAACGCGCAAGCGGATAGAGAATCCGGCGAGGCAATGGCTTGTATGAGGTTGCTTTTGTTGGCGGACTGGTTCGATAGGGAAACCCCCAATCATCCAGAGTGGAAAAGCGATGAAGTGCAAAGGGATTTAAGGGATTTGGCTTCCCGCATAAGCAAAAGCGCCGTCGCGAAAGCCGAGAGCCAACAGTAAACCAATCAACCAAACAGGAGCACTTATGCCAAACCATTGTGAAAACGATCTGACGATCATCGGCCCGTTGCCCGATCTGGAGTCATTTCTTGCCGGATGCGAGGTCATTGACGACAACGGAGAAAAGATGCTGCGCATTTGCCGAGGTCATTACCCAATGCCGGGGAGCTTGTGCGTGGATAGCATTGCGTCCAGCAACGCGGAGGGCGCTTATGCCGCGAAGTACGGCACTCAGGAGCAGCTTGACTACTGGTTGAATATGCCGTGGGCACCGGGCAAGGGGATTGTTGACCGCGCTACGTTGCTGCGGCATTTCTGTGAACAAAGGCCGGATGCGGAGTTGCAAGCGGATTGCCGTCGTGACAATCTCCAGAAGTACGGCCACGCCGACTGGTACGATTGGGCGTGTGAGAAATGGGGTACGAAATGGGGCGACTACGAGACAGAGAAGGAATTGGTTATCCAGAAACCGGGCCGGTTGCCGCAGGTTACGCTTCACTTCCGTTCGGCGTGGAGTCCGCCAATCCCGGCGTTGCTGCATATCAGCACGAAATGGCCAACCCTTACATTTGACTTAGCATATTTTGAAAGTGGAATGGGGTTCAAGGGCACGGCTCGCATTCGCGGCGGCCATGAGCACGAGAAAACGCACGGCAAGTATTCGGGGAGTCGCGGAGGATAAAAACGATTCTCTGTTCCTGTTCCCCGTTCAGCGTGACAGTAGCTAGGGGTCGCGTCCTAGCGCGGGGTTATGTCCAAAATCATCGACTATCTATTCGCCCGCGTCAAGTCTGTCGAGACTTACAAAAGCCAGATCGAAAATATAGTGACGGCGGTGATGATGACTAACGTTATCTAAACCGGTCGCAGACGTGAGAAAAAAGATTTGAAAAAAACGAAAAAACTTTTGCTTTTTTGGCAGCCCCGGTTTACAATGCCGGCTGCGAAAGGATTCTATGCTTGTGTTATCGAGACAGCGCGACGAGTCGATCATGATCGGTGACGACATCAAGGTCACCGTCGTGGATATAAGGGGTGATAAGGTGCGGCTAGGCATCGAAGCTCCAAGCGATGTGTCCGTACACCGCCGAGAGGTGTATATCGCCATCAAGCGTGAGCGGGAGGCTAACCAGAAAGCATCCGATGCGCCACCCAGCGGTGATATGACTGAGTAGTTCAATCGAAAGAAAGTGGTGAACCGTATGAAAGGTGCAGTGATGGATATGACAAAGACCATTGGTCGGTTCCCAAGGGACCTGGCTGAGAAGCTGATCAAACTTCTCCCACACGAGTGGCCGGGGCTGGAGCTATCTCTGGAGAAAAACCCAGCCAACCCACAGTTACCCAACCTCGTGATTGCGAATGGGAACCGGGTGACCACGAACTCAATGAATGCGATCAGAAAAGCGTGTGCGGTGGCGTACGCGCTCCACGGCATTTAACCACGGCCACCTCTAACTGGTTTTTCTCCAGAAGAGGTTGCCCCTTTTAGGGGATGCGATATGGCTACCGACCCAGACACAAGAGAGCATCGTCGTCGAAGTAAGATCCGCACATCGGCGGCACGTTGCTGCCGAGCACGCGGTCATACGATGAGTCGCTTCTCCACGCATACCGTCACACAAGGTATCGCGAAGTGTCGCGTGTGTAAGATGGAAGTGATTGTGAACTACAAGCCGACACCGAATGAGACAGAGGCAGCAGGTCCCGCCCTAGCTCTGACTTGTTCTAAGCCGACTCCTCACCCAGAGGACGTCCCTCTGACGGCTGCTTAAGGAGACCGATGCGACAAAAAGAGGAACATGATCCAGTGGTTGTGCAGGAGATAGAGGCAGCTGCCGCGAAGGCTGGTATCTCCGACGACAACAAGCGAATAGTCATGAGAATCGCAATGGTGATAATGGACCACATAACCACCAGAGAGCAACAGCGTCAGATCCTTACCGGCCTCAAAATCTGGTGCGACATAACGCTGCGAGTAAATGATAGCAGTAACTAACCGACTACTCGAAAGGAGTATGCGATGCGTGCAACATGTTTGAAGTATGGCCGGGATTTGAAGGTAGGGGACATCTACCTCAATCGCGGTTACGAATGGGTGATCGACAACATCACACCAGAGCCTGACCACGGAAAACTGGGCCGGCACGTGGTGCGGGCGCATTGGTCCGGTTACGGTAAGAACCCTTGCTACCGCACCGACAACATATTGGCAGGTCTTCAGGACGGCGAGCACTGGGTCGTCGTGGCAGATCCTGTTCTTCCTCCGCCGTACCTCACCCATCTGGTGAAGATTGTATGGGGACAGCCAGACGTCGAGAGCGACGACACCGCCCGTCGCATCATCCCCACCGCGATAGATGCTGGCGCCTACGGGATCGCGAACCCCATCCGCCCTAGCGGCGAGTACCACGACGGCGACCCTTACTTCGTGCGGATCACTGGAGTGCGCAATCGCAAGAGGCAGATGGTTCTGATGGGGAAGGTAATTACCTGCATGCCATCCGAACTCGAACTGGCCTCAGCATCTCTGGGGCAATACCAGCCTGAACCTGGCGGCAAAATCCCATTTACTCCGTGTAGCATTTACAACGTCATCGGCACCGTATCCGGGAGGACTCAATGTCGTCACCCGAACTGAAAACTAAACCGCCTAAAACGCTGCAAGAGATGGACCTCGATCGCAGGTTGCGAATCATAGAGATGACTTACGGGATTTGCAGCGTGTGTGGCCACGAGATAACGCACGACATGACCGAGCCATTTGCGTCCTGCAGCAATCCAGCGTGCGTGAACGCCGGCACTATGGAGTGGACCGGTAACCCTCCCATCATCAGCCAGTTGCGTAGCGACCTCTGGGAGATAGATCGCTCCCGGCGTCGTTGGAGGCGCGCAGCCTTATTTGAATTAGTGTGCTGCGTATGGATCTTCGCGTGCTGCATCTACCTCGGTATCACGCTTAGCAAATAAGGAAAACACATGAAAAAGAACCATCACCCAGTCAGTGAGCCCCGTCGCCCCGGCAAACCAAACATTCAGCGCGTCAAGAGAGGCATGCTACGGGACATAGCCTTAATGGTTGGCGCAGATATGAAGGAAGTTGATCGTAAGGTGCTAGCGTCGTCAGTGAGAAATCGCGAAATCCGTCAAGCGGCTTTACAGATCCTCTGCGCGACGCTAGCTTCACAAGCTGAATACGAGCGTATCGAACACGTTGTCGATGCTGCTTACTCGACTGCCCGCACTTTCGTGGCGCGAGGGGAGGAGTTGCGATGAAAGAGAGACTAGTACTAGTAAGGTTAGATTGTCCGGACGACGAGGACGCAGAAATCACGCGGAGGCGTGTGCAGAATGCCTTGAAGGTAGGCATCGGCTTTGTCTCCGCAGACATCACCGGGGCGCAGTCAAAGCACAAGACCAACATGACCGCACAGCTGGAGATCGATCACCTTCGCGGCGTCCTCTATGTGCACGCGCTAGAGGGTCCTCTGGCGGGACGATCTGTCCTGCGCATCTGTCGCCTCCCCGCTCCGATACCTGAGGACACACAACTCGACATCACCCACATGCACGCGGCTAGCTGGAGAGGCGGTGACGACGAATGATCTGGATTGATGAAACCGTCGACCATCCAGTATTCGCGGGTGAAGCGCGTCTTGTGCCGGAGTGTGAAATTGTAGTTGACGACACCGGCCAGATCGTCACCCGCGACTGCTGCGCATTTTTCCCCAGAAGTGGCGTCGCCACCTTGTATTGCAGAGACTCATCTGATAGGTTGATGCTGCTATACAAGGGTGGTCGCCGTTTCGGGATCAGAAAGACCTTTGTGAGAGCCAAGATTGTGCGACTATGAAAATTATAGACGAAGACATCTATCGCCCATTCGAGTATGCCAAGTACAAAGCGGAGCGAGACAAGATCAACCACCTGCAGCGCAGGCGCGATGCCGGCACTAAGCCGGACGGGCGCAAGGTGCCGCGTAAGCCAAAGAAGGGTGCGCTAGCCGAAGTCTGGTTCGATATCTTTCGCGCCAACGAGCTACTGCACCCTCTGGACAAGTTGACCGATATGGAAATCAATCTGCTAATGGTGCAGATCTTCCCACACAAGCATCCAAGGTTCTACAGGGGAGTGTGGATATATCGGTGGAGGTACAACAAGGGCCTGCTTGCGCTAAAGGAGCGTCAACCTCCGCCTCCGCCGGGTGCCGAAGCGTGGCGTTACACCAGGGTCCCATACAGTTTTTGCCCAGAATATGCCACCCCCAAGGACATAAAAGGGTGGACTAGGTGGATGTACCATCTGGAGAAGATGCTGACCGACAAGATATGCTCCTCCATAACGGCGGATCAAAGGGCGTACGACATGTCGCTCGAATCGATCGACTCCATCTTCGCCAGGTTTCCTGGTAAATCTCCCCGGTCAGCTGATGATGTTCTTCTACCAGGACGAGTAGTGCGTTGTAGGGCTGGAGGTTCCGCCGTGGAGGTTGTGTACGAGGATTCGCCCGGTAAAGCAACCCCTCCAGCGAAAATAGAGCATCCGCAGCTGACGATGCGAGGGTACGAGGCCTCGGTGAGGCAGGAATGTGCCTACGAGCTACTGCGGCTGCCAGACGGGCGGGAGGTCATCGTGCCGAACCGCACTTTCGACCGGGCAGTCCGTTCATCGCTCACCCGGTACGTGGCCGAGGCAGAAAAGGCTGCTGCTGCGAACTGGAAGGCTTGGAACGCGACTGGGGATCCGCCCAAGTTGCCGGTCTGGCTGTACAAGATCATCGAGCGAGGATTTGACTCCGCCCGACACGTATACGAAAGCGAGCACAGATGAGTGAAATCATGACGCGAGCAGCTTTGAACGCGAAATACGAAATCGTGGTGGGAGACAATCTGCCGTTGAGTCAAAACTTGCAGGCCAGCATCATCCGCTCTCACCTCGCCGCCCTCGACGAGATCGACCGGCTTAATGCGTGGCACCGAGCCGGGGATAAACTGCCGGACGCTGGAGTGCTGGTCTTGCTCGCTCAGGTATCCACGGCAATGCCGGGAGGGTATTTCCGCTCTACTGTAGCGCTGTGTTGTTCAGGCAAATACTGGAGTCACGACAGCTGGAACGGCACTCTTCCGATTCACCCGGATGATCTGTGGATGGATCTCCCCGCCCCCATGCCCGAGACAAAGGTGGGAGTCGATGAAACTGTTGGTATCGATTCGATGATCTACTTGCCGAACCAGCCAAGCTATCGCTGCGAGTGCGGCTGTAACGTATTCCGCAAAAGCAAGCTGAACGAATACAGATTCAAGTGTAACGCCTGCGGAGCATGGCACGTTGGCGGTCCCGCCCCCATGCCCGCCGAGAAAGAGGTGCAGAAATGAGCAGCAACTTTCCACCGGGATACAGCGAGGACGGAGACGCGATCACTCACGGTCGCGATTCCGCGATGTATCAAGAGCTTTGCCCAATCAAGGAGAAGTTCGATAAGTGGGCCGAGGCTTTTGGAAAAGAGTTTTTCAGCGTGACGATGGAACAGGATGTAGCGAACGTCGGGATTCTTCTTGAGCACATCGCCCACGAACTCAACCAACCGCTTTAAGAGGGACCAACCATGATCGACCCCGCAAGATTATCTGAGGACGACGTTGGCCGACTCGTGATTTATCACCGCGAGCATTGCAACCGAGAGGAAGGCAAACTCTCAAGCTGGAACGACAAGTTTGTATTCGTTCGGTTCAAAGGTCCGGGCGGCGAAGCATGTGAACCATCCGACGTTTCATTCGCGCTCGGCAATGGAGTTTACGGAATGGGAAAAGCAAAGGAGCCAACGCCATGAGCAGCAGATTCGCGAGAGAAGCGGCGGATAAGTTTTACAAAGTCTGCTGCGACGACTCGGTTTGGTTTACCGAGTGGCTTGCCGAGATCATCGACACCCAATACGCCCCGCTGATTGCGGCGATAAGAAAGGTAAGTATGGTGAGAAACAGTTTGGCATCACGCAATCAGCTAAATCGAGCGATAGGTAGACTTTGCCGGCAACTCGCCCTTCACGATCAGGAGACAACATCGAAGGAGAGAAGTAAAAAAGATCACGACGAAATGATCCGAGATTACAGGAGAGAAATGTGAAAGGAGCCAACACCATGACCGACCAACCACGACGGACGGATGCGGAGATAGACGATTTCTTGACTGTGGCCGAAGCAATCGAAGCCGAAGCCACGCCGGGACCGTGGAGAGCCGCCCCGATGGAGGAACTTTTCCCTGAATGCAAGGACAAGCCATACGCGAAGCAATGGGGCTGCGCTTGGCCCCACAAAGAGCGAGAGATGGGCAACGAAGCCGATGCGAAGTTCAAGGCTTACGCCCGCACCGCTCTGCCTCAAGCCCTCGCCATCATCCGACAGCTTCAAACGCAACTCGCGGAGGCACGGGCGGTGATAGCGAAATTAAGACGCGAGGTAGAGAACATTGATGGCGAGGATGACATTGTGTTTAAGGGGCACGTTCTCAAAGTGATTGACACCGCCCTCGCCGCTCAATCCGCCGACGATGCGAAGCGGGGAGAGCAAAAAACCGACAAATCCAAACCATCACATCCCAGCAACGATGAAGGAGAAAAGGCATGAGAGTTAAGACCGTGGCTGCGGCAATATTCCCTCCCTTGTTCAAGGTCTTGTCACCGGACATTGAGGTATGGAGGTTCTTTTGGAAAGGAAAGAAGGGCAACCGATATTCCCTAAGACCGTCCGCCCCCTTCACCGGCACCGTAGACAAGGCTATTACTTACGCACGTAAACAATGGCCTAACCTACGAGGTCAAATCGAGATCGAGGAGGTCACCGTACATAAGGAATATCACGAGGCCCTCAAAAACCAAGAGTTCCGAGATGTGGTTGCCGGCAGGCAGCACCTGTACTACTTTGTATACTGGCGTTCCGATACGAAAGGACCGCATGGATTCCTTAACTTCTGTGGTCTGGCCAAGGCACACAGCCGCGCCCTTGCCGAAAGCGAGGCCTTACGCCGTTATGGGCTTATCAGCCGTCGCCTCACGGTCTTGCCTTGCCACCCCGGCGATCGAGACAAAGGCGAACTGGACCTTCTGCATCGGGCTGCTTCTACTCCAGAAGTGGCGCGCCTCTCGCTGCGGGTTCGGAGGGCTAAATGATTTCGGAGTCGAAGGAGATTGACGGATACGAAGTATCTTTGAAGGACATCGTGCGCTTCCTATCGTTTGTCAAGGAAGACGAAAAAGGGTGCTGGGTGTGGCAAGGACACCGCGACGCTAAAGGGTATGGTCAGTTCTGGTGGAACGGAAACCCAGTATGGGCTCATCGTTTCGCGCATGCCATATTCATCGGTATCGTTCCAAAGAAGCATCATGTGCACCATAAGCATGGGTGTCGCAATCCGTCATGCTGCAACCCGGAGCACATCCAGCAGATAACCCACAAAGCAAACTCAAAGGACGGTGCGTGGGTGCGCGAACACCGTAGGAAGATACTAGTGGACGCGACCTGCCTTTTATTCGAAAGGGACTGAACGATGATATTTAAAGTAATCTCCGGCGGACAAACCGGTGTGGATATCTCAGGACTCCGCGCCGCCAAAAGTCTGGGCATAGAAACTGGGGGGTGGATGCCACGACAGTACATGACTCATGATGGTTCTCACCCAGAATACGCTACCGAGTACGGTGTAAAGGTATTTGGTAGTTATAAAGATCGCACGTGGATGAACGTAAAGGCTTCCGACATCACCATCCGCATTGCGAAGGATTGGAACTCTTCTGGGGAAAACTGCACGCTCAATGCTTTGAAACATTACGGTAAGACTTACTGGGATGTGGAGGTTGCGAACAATGGCGACGATGGACAGCTAATGTTTGTAAACTGTGTGAAAAACTCCATCGATGTAGTTTCAACGTTGATAGTTGCCGCAAAGCCGTACCAAAAAATCACAACTGTGAACATCGCTGGCAATAGTGAGAAGACCTGTCCAGGTATCGAAGAAATATCGCTTGTATTTCTAACGGAACTATTCAAAAAGGTACTGCAATGGGACTCAAAGTAAAACGTGTCGCCACTGCTCCGACAGGCGTAGTTACCATTGGTAAACTTGCCATGGGAGACTTGTTCTGCTTCACAGATGACCCGTCGAAGCTATGCTGGAAAGATCCGGAGTACCACGTGCCGGGGAAGACTTGGTACAAAGTAGTTGGCGTCGTCTCACCGGATAGTCTCTTTATGTGGCGCGTGAGCGATTGGTCGGCCCATTATTGCGCGGCGGACCTCGCCGTTATCCCTTTCAAGCCATGATAATAAAAGTTGACAAGACTCCAATCCTGTTTGAAACGATAGCTCACAGGGATTTCAAATGCGCGGTGTGCAAAGGATGGATAAGAAGAACTCAATGGATGCTTGTGGAGCAGCATCTTCTGGGAGTAAACATATGGCATCATGGATGCTGCCCTCGACCGGCACTCGCAAAAGGTACCGCATCGCACAACCGGGTGGAGTTCAAACAGATGGGGAGCCGGATGGTGTGGGCACAGTTCGACGGAAACGATTACTACGACGTGATACAAAGACCACTGACTGGATTCAACAAGGTGAGAAACCAAAGAATACTAGCCATGCCGATGTTCTCGTCATTCAAAAATCGCATCATAATGCTCGGCGGCCACAACACAATAGCGGATGCATTCTTCTGCTGCCAGCAGGAAGCGGTGTTCAAGATATATGCCAGTAGAAACTCAAACGAGCCGCTGGAACGACAAGGTGTTTTTCAGAAAAAGTTTTTGCGTTTTTGAAAAGATTTGTTTTGCTTTTCGTTCTCGTTTCGGTTAAAATGGGAAGCGTTCGGGCGGAAAAAAGTAACCGCCGCGAGGAACCGATACCGCCCCGGATATCCTTGCGAGCATGTTGAAAGGAAAGACGTCATGGGACTGAAAGTTACTCGACCCGCAGGCACTGTGCCGAATAAGGCTCCGGCTGCCAAGGCAGCCAAGGCTCCGAAGGAACCCAAGCCAGCCCGACCCAAGATCTCCGCCACCGATGAAGAGATCATGGCTCTGTGCGCAGGGAAGTTGAACCCTCGCGACTACAAGGGCACGGCGCAACAGGACGCACTCACGCAGGTCTCGGAAGATGGCAAGGCAGTCGGTCGTCCTCTGGGGGTATCCACCGGACTGCCCATCCAGCTGGCCTTTGGATACATGTTCCAGGAAAACCAGAAGGTCGCGTCCGCGTGTCGCATCAAGGGACTTGGTCACGCCACCGATGAGAAGTGCTCCGCGTGGATCAAGCGCGAGTTTCCTGGACGAGGTGCCGGTACCTTTGACAACATTGCCTACTGTCGCCGATACTTCAATAACGGTCAAGGCACCAAAGGCAACAAGCCGAAGTGGACCTCCGACCGGTTCGACGACAACGGCGCAGCGATGGCCCCCGGCACTCGCGGCTTCAGCAAGAAGGAAGCCGTGCCTGCGAAGGCTGCCGTCGCCACCAAGCCGGTACTGGCGAAACCCAAGGTAGTCGCCCGAAAGGCTGCGGCCTAATCACGATTTGGATCTGACGGCGCACTATGGTTAAGTGCCAGTGATGACGATGGACCCGGCTAGGTGTGGTCATCCCCAGAGACTTACGTCTCGTTTGAGGAAACCGGGTGAGCAGGTTCGAATCCTGCCGTCAGATTTGTTGCGAAAAAATATTTGAAAAAAGTGCAAAAAAACTTTAGCTTTTCAAGAACGTTTCGGTTAAGCTGTACGCTCACGCATCCCAGGTGGGGTGGCTCGTCGGTTAGCCACCTCACCCTGTGGTGCAAAAACCTAGGAAAGACACCGTGCCGGCTACCACGGAACTGCTCACTAACCCCGTCAACGCGCGCCTATCAAGGCGTTATGATCCTTTCTCGCCGCCCGCGAGGCCTCCACTCGCCCATCAGGTAGAATGCCTGAAGCGAATGAGAAGGCCTCGTGTGCTATGCGGCGCAGAGACACGCCTCGGCAAGATCACGATGTTTTTCCACTGGCTCCACCTAGCGAAGGTGGCTGGCCCTACGCTAGTAGTTTCCCCAATCTCAGCCCACGATGGATGGGTGTCCGACGCTGAAGCGGATGGTGTAGAACTATTGCAGTATTCGGATGGAGCCGCCCGAGTCCTCGACCGCTTTCTCTCCAGAGAAACGCGCACCCCTTTCTGTGTACTCACCAACAGCGAACAACTATTCACCACAAAGCGACGTTCAGAGTCTGGCGCAGTGGAGTTAAAATCTATCGCTCAAATGCCATGGGCCGCGATATGCTACGATGAGGTTCAAGGACTGCGCAACGTTCGCTCGCAAAGGTTCTCTGCCATCTGTAGCCTGCGAGAACCGATACAAAATCGCTGCGCCCTCACCGGACAGCTACGCCCAGAAAGCCTGCTGGATCTGTATGGGCAGATGTTCTTCCTACACGGCTTCTTCATGGGATGTCGCAACTTCTGGCAGTGGCGTAGCAAATACTTTGAACTGAAAGGATATGACTGGGTGCCGAAGCCGGGCATGGCTGACCTAATCAAAGCAGCTGCTCACTCCAACGGGGCAGTAATGACGAGGAAGGAAGCCGGCATTGAGATACCGGTGACCGTCCGTAAAGAAGTGGTGCGGATAGATCCTTGGGAGAAGAAGATATACAGTTATGTGCGTAAGCACTGGTACTGGCCCGACAAACAGCTGAGCACGAAGTTTGCTGTCGTGACTTACGCATGGCTGTCAATGATCTCTGGGGGATCATACGCTCATTTACTCCCAGAAGGTGCGCCCCGTCAATGGATACCGGCGAAGCGGTTAGCTCTGCTGCGAATGCTCGCGAATGAGCCAAGGCAAGTTGTGGTGGCATACCGCTTCAACAAGGAGTTAGACGACTGTTGGCTATTCCTGGAGAAAAACGGAATCAAAGTGTCGCCGCCAATAACCGGCAGAATGAGTCGCGCCGATCGGGCTGCGCACTGCCGGATGTTCCGGAGGGGAGATTACGACGTGCTGCTGGCGCAGGCGAAAGCAATTAACTTAGGGGTGGACCTAGCTTGCGCCTCGGTGCTTGTGTGGTATTCCGTGGTGCTGGACAATCTTAGCTTTAAGCAGGTGTCCGACCGGCTGTTCCACCCACTCAAGAAGACAAGCATTGAAGTAGTATATCTGGTGGCGAAGGACACAGTTGACGAAGAGAATGTCGAACTGCTGCTGGACAAGCGTCTCGACTCCAGACTGTTCCAAAGTCGTCTGCATCGTAAGATAACCGACATCGTAGGAAAGAGGCCCTTGTGCGCGTGAAAACGGCCAAACCGGACCCACAGCCCGCAGCTGGAGGGTTCTTTCAAACTGGGAAGCGGCAACCGAGCCTCCCGGCACGCGGGACTGTCCTAGGCGTTGACTCAGGCGTGGGAGGGGCTGGATATGCCGTGGTTGGATACCTGGGCAAGGTGGTATCGCTTGAGAGCGCGGTAATTGTGAACACTAGCCCCAAAGAGTTCATGGCCGAGAGACTGAGGCAAATATGCGCTCCGTTGCGTGGGCTGATAGTATCGCTCGGAGTCAAGAACGTAGTGATTGAAAAGCCAGTGGTGTACGGCAACGAGATAAGCCAGGCTGCCGCCGTGAAGGGTGACCTGCACACGCTGTCGTTCAGCGTAGGTGCGATATGTCTCTGCTGTCTCGAGGCTGGAGTGTCGGCGGAAAACATTGAACTGATAAATCCAAACCAATGGAAGGGGCAACTGAGTAAGGGGCAGGTTGCGGAACGAGTGTATCCGCTAGTTGATCAACACAGGTTCTCACTTAAAAGCCACTCGATCGATGCTGCCGGCATTGCTCTATGGTGGTTAGGAATGTTTGTATGAAGTTATCCGACACTGACATCTGTGCGTTACGCTCGGCTGCCGACATGGTACATAATACTGACTTCAGACTCGATGAGGTAGTGACGGCATGTAGGATCACCGACAAACGTCTGCATTTCGGCAGCGCGTTCTCGATCCTTCGCGCCGCCACCCGACTGGCTGGCGAAGCCGGTGAGTTTTGCAACGAGATCGGCAAGGTGGCATGCGCAGTCGGCCCCGGCTTCGAACTCACCGAGGAGCAGAAGAAGCGAGCCTCGCTCGAACTGTTCGACGCTTTCTGGTACATCCTCAAGAGTCTGCGCGAGATCGATGTTTCTCCCCAGAAGATGCTTGAGCTAGGCTTTACAAAACTGGCCGATAAGTTCTCACAAGACAGACAGGAGTTAGAAAATGTTGAACCAACAGGACATTGATAAGCTGGCAGAATTAGTTGAAAAAATGGGCCAGCATATCCAGAAGCAGATAAAGTGCACGATGGTGTCGGTGAAGCTGGCCGGCATGATCGCTCACAACAACTCTGCTACTGACCCAGACGAGATCTATTCGCAGGCCAGCTTTGAAGAGTTAGCAAAGGAACTGGAGTGATCGAACGCCGCCTGAATCTTCTCGGTAAACCCACCGCCCTGTCGTGGGCTGCGCACATTCTACCTTGGAACTTCTGCACCAAGTGTGATATTGCAGAACGTTGCAAGCATAAAGTCCTCGCTGCTGGAGTGCTGCCTTGCCAGGTGCTGTTCATCGGCGAAGGCCCAGGTGAGAACGAAGATAATACCGGCATGCCTTTCGTAGGACGTGCCGGCGACGTGTTGCAAAAGTGGATCGATCAATCGCTTTCCGTCACGCAGTATAGCTACGCAATCACCAATGTTGTGGCCTGTCGCCCTACTAGTCCGGAGGGGATAAATCGTCCCCCAACCGCATTCGAGATAGAAAACTGCAAGGCACGTCTGATCAAGACTATCTCGATAGCGAATCCAAAAGGGATTGTACTGTTAGGAGGTATTGCAAGGGACAATCTACCAAACTCATATGCTGGAGAAACGCTCCACCTTTACCACCCGGCGTATATGTTTCGCGTAGGCAGTCGAAACTCAGATCTGAGTGACAGCCAGGCTGCTAGGTTAACTGATTGGGTCAAGCATCTTCTGGAGAAAAAATGAGAGTAGCACTAGCCAAGAAGAAGATGCCAACCGTTCGGTGCCCGCGCAGCTTGGAGTGGGTGCCGAATGATGGCTTGTTCCAAGGGCGCGAGGAATCGATATGGAACTTCTGGCGGGATGGGGTGACTGCGACTCTCGGTGCGAAGTTCCTCGAATGCAACTACCAGTGTTATCTGATGTTCGTGAAAGGACTCCGTGCTAGAGAGGTTCCAATCTCGCTGGAGTTCGGCACTGCGATGCACTGGTGTCTAGAACAGATCTACACCCAGTTCCGCAACAGCGGTAAGAAGTTATGGACGCTGGTCGAGGTTATAGGAATCGCTGCTAGGTACATGGATCGTTGGCGGAGGCTCAACCCGATGCCAACTAAGAGCCAGACCGCGATAATGGAGCACGCCATCGGGATGGCCGAGATAATCCTGCCGAGGTATCTTGAGGTGTGGAAGTCTGACTTCGATCCGAAGATCAAGTCGGTGGGCGGGGTCATTTCTCCAGCGAAGTATCTATCTCTGGAGGAGAAGTTCAAAGTGATGTATACCTATCCGGATGGGCGCAGTGTGCCGCTGCAAGGGAAGCGCGACGTAAAGTTTGAGAGTGCCGCCGGAATCAAATACATCCGCGATACTAAGTGCCTTTCCATAATCAAAACTAGTGACATACTGGCGACGATACAGTATGACTTTCAACAGATGCTCTATCTGACGTGCGCCCGCGCAGAAGAGGAAGCAACAGGAATGGATCCAAAGAGAATGACTAAGGGTATCACGATGGATATTATCCGTCGCCCCGGTCAGAAAATAAGTAAGTACAGGACGCTGCGCGATCTTCTGGAGAAGGTACGAGCCGAAGTGCAGAACGCCAAGAAGGTGGATCACTACTTTGTACGCCCGCAAGCATTGGTGTCGCAGTTTGAAATCAAACGATGGGCGGATATGGTGCTGCATCCCACAATGCGAGCGATACGGGAATGGTGGGAAGGAAAACGTCCACTAAGTATCACCCCGGCGGCACTAGCCGGCAAGTATGGCATCAGCCCTTATCTCGCGCCGACTAATGGGGACTTCCGAAACACATACGTGTGTCCAGTGGTATTCCCAGAACTGGAGGATTAACGTGGTACGCACAGGAACAATCGTGACCGGCGGAGTTTTGCCGTCCGGAACAAGAGTGAGAATAAATCTAGTAAGCGTAATCGCCGTGGATGGAGAAGGTGGCTATCGAGGCCACCCACCCATAGCGTATTTTCGCCCAGAAGATGTCGCCCTAGACCAGGAGACCACACATGCCGTTGATGGCCAAGAGATCCGTGCTGGCAAAGAAGGAAATAAGCTCCCTTCTACCCAGGCGTAGCCCAATCATCGATACTTTATCTCTGCCGACAGAGAAGAGCGAGGCTTCGCACAATATTGAGGACTATCTGTACCTCATTCACGGTCTGAAGAAGATCGGCAAGACCACATTCTCCATCCAAGGCGGAAATGTGTTACTGCTGACCTTCGACCCGGTGGAACCAGCGTACGAGATATTTCAACGGCACTGCCCGAACTGGGAAACGTTCGAGGGATACATCACCCTGCTGGAGCAAGCTGCTGCGAATGGCTCGTACCCGTATTCGCGCGTAGTGTTCGACCGCACCGACATAGCGTATCGCGAATGCCAAAAGTATATATGTAAGAAGGCGAAGGTGCGTCACCCCACTGAGGCGAATGATTTCGGTATGACTTGGGACGAGCTATACAAGACGTACGAAGGGGCGGTCAAGAGACTGATGGCCCTCCCCGGCGGATGTTGGTTTCTCTGCCACTCCGAAAATCAGGAGACAGAGAACCGCAAGGGTGAAAAGCATCAGCTGCTTGCGCCAATGATGAAAGACAAAGCGTCGGAGGCAATCACTGGCAGGGTGCAGGCTTGGTTTGCCTACACCTATGACGGATCCGACCGGGTGCTTGTAACCCTGGGAGACGAGCGTACAAATGCAGGACACAAAATCAAGGGACACTTTCTGACCCAAGACGGTCGGCGGGTGCGCGAAATATACATGGGCGAAAACGAAGAACAGTCGTGGGACAACTTCGTAAACGCATTCAACAACAATCAGACTTACGCTACCATCGCCGAGTTGCGCGCAGCAAAGGTGGCGGAGAAACGACTGAAAGGAGGCGGACTAAAGATTAAGCGCGCTGTGTGATCACAATTTCTGAGAAGGAGCCATCAATGGCTATCGCGAAAAAAGCAGCGGCACCGGTTGCAAAAGCAGCCCCCGCTAAAGTTACGAAGTCAGCACCGGCGGTGAAGAGTGCAATGAGTGACGTGGAAAAAGCCTTGCGCGCTATGAAGGACAAATTCAACGCAGCGAAGGAAGCGAGTAACCGTCCGCAGTCCGATACTACGCTGACCCATGGCCCGCACATCTGCCGCCTCACTGACGGTGACTTGAAGGTCACCAAGTACGGGCTGTCCATGGTGCTCGAGTGGACCTGCGTTGAAGAGGTGGAGACCGGCGAGAAAGCAGTTTCAATGCACAGTTTCGGCGAGGCGGACTACATGGAACGCTCGCTCCGCACGCTTCGCATGCTCGGAGCCGATGTGGACTCGATCGTGCCCGAGAATCTCCACACTGCGTTGCCTGCCGCTGTAGCTGGCGTCATCGAGGCGCAGCCGTTTGCCAAGATCGGCGTGAATGTCACCGACTCGGCGGTGAAGGCGTACGTCAACGACGTACTCACCGAGGAGGAAGCCGCTGAGTTCGCAGCTGCTGCCGACTCAATCGCTGAACCCGCTGCCGAGGAGGAGGTTCCTGCTGAGGAGGAAGCCCCTGCCGAGGAGGAAGCCCCCGCTGAGGAAGAGGCTGCCGCAGAGGAAGCTGTTCCAGATGACGAAGAGGTGAACATCGGCGACTCGGTGCGGTTCGAATGTGTTCCGCCTACCACATGGAAACTGCCAGCCAAGAAGACAGTCTTCACCGGCAAGGTGACGGCCATAAACGAGGCCGAAGGCAAGGCCACCGTGAAGGAAGATAAGACCGGCAAGAGCGTCGTGCTCACCGGTGATCGAATCGAGAAGATCCTGACCTGAAGGCGTCCCACGCCCCACTAAGGATTGGACCGCAGGCCGGAGAGGGTAGGGAGTAGTCGCTCTGCCCCTCCGGTCTGATCTTCTGGAGGAAAACAAACATGAAGTTTTACATCGCTGCTCCGTTTTTCAACGACGTACAGTTGGGTGCAGTCAAAGCACTCGAACTCATCATCGAGGAACACGGACATCAGTATCATTCTCCCCGCCTACACCCACGTAACGCTGGCGCTAGTAAGCTTGAGAAGCTGACGCAGGATCAGGCTGAGGAGATCTTTCAAGACGACGTCAAAGGCATCGTGCATTCGAATGCCGTCATCGCCACCCTTGACTGGCTACTCCCAGAGAATGACGTCGTCCAGCATGTCAGAACTACCGGTAGCGAAGTCAAGGTTACGCCGCTTAACCTCCCCGACACCGGCACCGTGTTCGAGATGGGCTATGCCTACTCATACGGCAGGCCCATCTTCGGGCTTACGTACCGACCAGTCGGAGACCGCCTCAACCTGATGCTAACGCAGTCTTGCAAGGCCGTGATCTACGGTCTTGATCAGCTTCGTGGTTTTATGTCGAGCGTCAAGACTGGGGTGGCAGGCGACATCTCCTGGGACAGAACAATAATAGGCGGATGGAAAGGTGAGCACCGATGAAACTGTCCATCGAAGCAATGATGCGTGGCCAAGCCGCAAGGCTTCGAGCCGTTCAACGCTACAGTACCTGCGACGTCCACTATCCAGAGAATGTCGCCGAGCACTCGTTCCACGTCGCCTTCTACGCGCTGATGGTCGGCACGTGGTATCTGGATAACGCCACCAAGGACCGCATCAGCAACGTGTATTATGATGGCGATTTGTCTCTGGAGAAGTTGCTAAGCCGAGCGATACTCCACGATCTGGAGGAGGCTCGCACCGGAGACTTCCCGCGATCTTTCAAGCATTCATCCCAGCAGTTGATGCACCAGCTGGACCAGATGGCTAGTGATGCTTTAGTGTCGATACTCGGGGAACTGTGCCCAGACGCTTTCTCCGCCAATAGCACGGTAGGTGCAAACCTCCTGTCTCACTGGGAAATGGCTAAGGATGAAACTCTCGAAGGTAGTATCATCCTGTTCTGCGATTACCTTGCCGTTCTCTCATACGTAATGCGAGAGATAGATTCAGGCAACTACTCGATAGTCCGGCATGTGGCGGAAATGGATAAGTATGCCGAAGAGTTCAAAAATCAAAGGTTTGACTTCATCCGACCTCTCGTTAGCGAGTCGTGGGAACTCCACCAAGCAGTTCTCAAGATCGGACCTAGTCAAACTTAGGAAACAACGCGAGGCGATGTACGGCAACACTGCGCATAACATGCGCACGCTGGGCATCGCCTTCACTTCGCTAATCGAGGCGCAGTACGGAATAAGGCTTCCGTACGCGATTCCTCCCCACGTGGCTGCGCTTGTGATGGTCCATATCAAGACGGTGCGCGCCTGTGGGCCGACGTACCACGGCGACAATTACGACGACGCGCACAACTTTCTAACTTTTGCACAGGAATGCGATGAACATATTACTAACCGGCGGCACAAGCGGAATAGGAAGAACGATAGAGCGAAAATTGCGGGAACAGAAGCACAAGGTATTCGTGGCGGGAAAGGGGGAGCAGTCAGATTACCAGGCGGACTTCAACACCTGTGACGAGGAAGGAGTAAAAGACATATTCGAGGACGCTAGTGACGCGATGGGCGGACCGATCGAATGTCTTATCAACAACGCCGGTTGGACGAATATCGATTGGCTAGAAGATCAGGATCCGAGTAAGATGAGCGAGAACATCAGAGCTAACTTGATATTCCCTATGTTTTTCTCCAGAGAGATGGCGCGCCTAACGCCGGTATCTCCTGGGGGAAAAGCGGGTCTGCGAAAGAGAATCATTAACACTGGGTCGATGGCCACCAAGATGTCAATGCGGGCGAGTGCCCCTTACTGCGCTTCCAAGGGTGGGCTGGAAGCGTTCACTCGCCAGGCTGCAAAGGAATTTGCCGGCAGGAAACCGATAGACATCTTCATGGTATCCCCGTGTACTATTGCCGACACCGCCATGTCCGAGCAGGTAGTCCATGATCTGGTAAGGACTAGGAGAATGACCGAGGCAGAAGCTCGCAAGTATGCTATGCAGTCTCCGCTCGGTCGCGTCGCCACTCACGAGGAGGTGTGGAGAGCCTTTGACTTCTTCGTGAATAGAGCAACCTCAGCGTACTCCGGAACTGTATTATACCTAACAGCAGGGATGGGACTATGACAAGGAAAGAACTAGTTATAGCAGTAATCACCAGATGTATAAAGCACGATGATTCTGATCCCGACGTGATCATCGCAAGGCTAGCTAAGGATATCGGCAAGGCCAACTTAATAAGCTTTATGACCATGCCGATCAGGGACATAGTTCAAACACTCGGCGAGCTAACGATCCAAGAGGCGTACGAGATATACAAAAAGTCGAAAGGAGAAGCATGAAAGCCAAGATCACTTTAATGGCGTGGACGCAGCCGCTCATCGAGACGATCTACTGTGAATGGGAGTTGAGTCGATCCGAGGGACCGGTGCCGACTCCGCAGGAGGTGCGGCAGCTTATCGCTGATGAAAGAATGGTCTCGCGACTGGCCCGGCAAAGAGGAGTAAGCCGCGAGCAAGCCACCGAGATGTTCAAGAGCCATGAGTTCTCGGTCGAGTTCATCCCAGAAGATCCTCCACTCCCGATGATGGATTATGAGCGTAAGGTGCGGAAGGTGTTCGAAGACTGTGTGCAGATGAAGGTGCCCTTGGCGGAGACGGTGGGGTTCGTATTCGCGCTCGAAAACATCTCTATCTCACTCCGCGAACAGCTAGTGCGGCACCGCGTCGGACACAAGTTCGGACCCAACTTCGCAGTCGGGCTCATGCCAGATGAGCCGTCGTCAAGCTATTGGTCCCAGTCGATGCGGGCGTATAACGTTGGGGCGTTCGCCAAGAACAAGCAATATCTTGTGCCGACATGGATCGAGGAGCATCTCAACGACCAGATTAATAATCCTGGCATTATGATGGCTGGCGGGGACAAGTGCACGGTGGAGACCGTATATCGAAGGGGGATGCGGATGGCAGAGGAACACTACCGATGGCTGATCGAGGCTGGTTGTCCTCCAGAAGATGCCCGCAACCTGCTGCCTGTCGGTATTAATCACCGTCTCACATGGTCCTGCAACCTGTCCTCTCTCGTGCACCTGCTCAGCAAACGAGGGTGCTGGATCGCCCAGATGGATATGTGGGAGCCGATCGTCCGCGGTATCGTGGATGAACTCTGTACCAAAGTGGACCCGTACTTTCGCACCCTGATCGACCCGCCGTGCGTGAGCGGGAATGAGTTCGTCGGCTGCAAGTTCCACAAGGAGAACAAAGAGTACATTAAAGGAACCGATCCACACTACCCCTGCCCACTCTGGCTACACAACCATGAAGACAAAGTGAGCGAAGGAATCAACGAGGCACAATACGGGCAAGAGACGTGGGGGTGGAACCATTCCCTGGGTGAAAACAAATCGGTGCCTGTAAAGGCGAAGAATGCGTCGGGCGGCCAGATCACCGCTTCTCCCAGAAGATCGTACGTAAGTGGGGAGCGGAAGATAGGCGAGTCCAAGACCGAAAGTCTCCGTCGTGAGTGGGATGGGTTCGCCAAGCGTAGGGAAGTTTACGCGAGTCTGTGGGGGCGTGATCCTTACACTGGCAAAAGGGTTAGGATGGGTTAGAACTGAATAAAAGGAAAGACATGCTCTCTCGAGGACCGTACAATGTCAAGGTTGATAGAAGGGGACCTGATAGCGTTTGACACAGAAACGACGGGGCTATACCCATGGAAAGGAGACAAGCCGTTTGCGTTTTCATTCTGTAACGAAAAGTTTGAGACCGCGTACATCGAGTTCGAAGTAAATCCGTTCAACCGCCAGCCGATCGTAGATCACGACGCACTGGACCTGGCTAGGAAGGTACTGGAAGATGAGTCCGTTGTCAAAGTAATGCACAACGGTAAGTTTGACGTGCGCATGTGCGATATGGGATACGGCATACATCTGGCCGGTCCTGGCGGGAGGGTTAGTCAAGGAGGAGACTTCGAAGAAACAATGTTCGCAGCGCATTGCTGCAACTCCCTCGAGCCTACTCTCAAACTCAAAAGGCTCGGTGATAAATACACCCCGGTGAGTTCAGCCGATGAGAAGGAGTTAAAATCATGCGTCACCAGACTGCGCAAGAAGGCTGAAAAGCTTGGCTGGATGATCAAGATCGAACCGCGCCTCAAGCCAGAGGGGGAGGTGAAGAGGAAGAAGGATGCTGAGGGCCCAGCTGACTACTGGATACCGTACACGCTCCACCGTCGCCACCCAGAACTCTGTTCCGAATACGAATCAACGCTGTGCGAGAAGTACGCGGTGTTCGACGCAGTCCGCACAATGTATCTGCATATCCTGTATCGCGACCTGCGGGAGCGGCTGGACGTAAACCACACCTACCAGTTTGAAAAAACCATATGGCCAATAGTTTACCATATGGAGTATCGCGGCGTGCACGCCTTCCCGGACAAGCTTGAAGATCGGATGAATGACTGTATCAAGGCGCGCGCCGATCTCTGGAAAAGAATCATCGCTATCAACGATGGACCGCTGAATACCGGCAAGTACTCGGACATGTACAACTACATCTACAACATTTGCGAGATACCGTTTGACGAGCGTTGGATGACTAAGAAGTCCCACAAGCCGTCCACCGGTCGCAAGGTGATGGAGATGAATCGCGCTGACGAGCGTATTGACATGGTCATCAAGTACAAGGCTAACGGCAAGGCTTTTGATTACTTCGCCGACTATCAGCGGTTGTCTGTCCCAGAAGGTGCCGGCACCATCTTACACCCGGATTTCCAGCAGATAGGACCCAAGACCGGACGGTTCGCTTGTCGCAGCCCGAACATCCAGCAAGTCACCGACATTTCCAGCGCGACATCGCTCGAGCCTCAAGACATTCGCTGCGTGTTCGGTCCTCGCCCCGGTTACGTGTGGTTCCACAATGACTACAAAGGAATGGAAGTCAACGTGTACGCTGATTGCTCGCAGGAGCCTAACATGCTCCGAGCCATCGCCGAAGGCCGAGAGATTCACGATGAGGTCACGAACCGTGCTTGGGGAGGTCGAGGAAACGAACGAGGTCTAAAGGAGTGCGTACACGTACTGGGGTTGGACGGCACTGACCCAGGCAATAACGATGACTTGGTCAAGCTACTGCGGTCGTGGAGTATTACCCCAGGTCGTAAGCTGCCGGTGCAAGAAGCGTATGATATCGCTGATGCCTGGATGAGAAAGTTCGACTGGGATATCGTGAAGGCTCAAGCAAGCATCGGAAAAAAGGTCACCAAGAATAAAGCTAAGATGGTGACCTTCCTGAAGATCTATGGCGGGGGCGTGGATGGTGCAATGACTTTGCTCAAGATGAGCAGAGAAGAGACGTATGACTTCCTACAGCACTACAACAACACCTTCCCCCGAATCCCAGAATACCAAGCAGAATTATCTGAGCAGGCTAAGCTAGATGGGTACGTCAGAACTTTGTATGGCAGGCGTCTTGAAGTTCGCCGCTACAAGGCTTATCAAGCGGTGAACTACGTTGTACAAGGTACTTCCGCCGACCTGCTCAAGGCCGCCATGATCAAATGTTCCAACCACTTCCATAGAAACTGGCTAGACGCTCACATCATTATGCCGGTACACGACGAACTAGCTTTTGAAATCAACAGGCGGGATATGACTTATCGACTCGCCAACGAGATCTGCGACTTTATGGAGGACACCGATGGAAATATAAACGTGCCGATGAAGGTTGATCCCTCTCTTGTGACCGAGCGGTGGTCAATCAAGGAAAAGGTTACGCTTGATAGGAAAGCGTGGGCATTGAGGAAGGCGGCATGAGAGTACGCAAAAACAAAAGCTACCTCGCTACGCTCGCCCGACTCGGCATATCGGTCGAAGATGCTGGCGACGAGCAGTACCGTGGAGTGTGTCCGTTTTGTGGAGACCAGAATAAGGATGATGCGGACCACTTCTACATACACGAAATGAGCGGACAATGGGATTGCAAGAAGTGTGGCGCCAGGGGAAACATGTTCAGCTTTCTTACTAAGCTAGCAGCTAAGTTTCACAGGCAGGTCACTGAGACCGAGTGGACATTTCTTTCCAGAAATAGGGGCATCCCTTCCGAGGCGTTCAAGCTTGACGGGATTGGGTTCAACCTCGGCCAATGGTGGTTGCCGGTAAAGTCCGAAACCGGGATGGTGCGTGATATGCCCCATTGGACCCCAGAAGGGAAGATGATAACGCTTGACGGATGTGAAACTCAGCTGTGGGGAGCAGAGGAACTCGTCAAGGCTCCAGCCGGTGCCAAGGTTTGGGTGTGCGAAGGTAGATGGGATGGCCCAGTGTGGCGGTGGTTGCTCTGGAAAGCGAACAAGCACAAGCATGTAGTGGTGGCGGTGCCGGGTGCCAACACCTTCAAAGACCAGTGGGTTGAATGGTTTAAGAAAAAGTCGGTTATACTGTGTTATGATAACGACACCCCAGGAGACAACGGCGCGGAGCGTGCTGCAGAAAAACTTGAGGGCACCGCTGCTGACATTAAATATCTTTGCTGGCCAGAATCACTACCATCCAAGTGGGACCTAAGGGATCAAGTAAAGTCTGGGCTCGAGCAGAAGAAATCTCCGCAAGATATATACAGCAGCGTTAACTCAATCGTTCGATCAAAACACAGACGGGCATCTTCTGGAGAAAAAAAAGCTGATCAAACTATCGGCCCGCCGATATCGTTTGAGAAGCTAATCGAAATGCAATCCAAATGGGTCGAGATGCAACAGGACCTAAAGGATGGGTGGGCAGTGTCCCTCGCGACTTGTCTTGGCAACGAGGTGTCCGGCGAACCTCTGTGGATATATCTAGTGGGGCCTCCGGCTAGTGGCAAGACGCTAATACTCCTGTCCCTGCAAACGGCGGAGCGATGCGTGTTCAGGTCAACTATTACCCCAGCTGGTCTGGTATCCGGGTTCAATACTCATCCTGATCCTAGCCTGCTGCCAAAGCTGGACGGCCGTACTGCCATCTTTAAGGACGGCACCGAACTGCTGGCCATGCATCAGGATGCTCGTCGGGAAGCTTTCTCAACCTTGCGCGGAGCCTATGACGGATTTGTCAGTAAGAGTTTCGGCAACGGAGTGATCCGCGAATACAAGCTGCACTTCAATATGCTGGTGGGCATAACTCCAGCCATCCACGCCGACAATCAGGCCACGATGGGAGAGAGGTTTCTGAAGTTCGAAATACGGGAGGACCTAGCCACGGTCGAGGCTCAGATCCGCGCCGCTGCCAGCAACCTCACGTATGAGGAAGCCATGAGCGAGGATATGCAGGAAGCGTGCAATCGTTTTCTAAATAGAGAAGTTGATGACAAGAAGCTGCCAATGATCAACGAGGATATGATGGACAGGATAGTGGCGCTATCCCGTATGCTGGGAATGCTTCGCGCCAAGGTAGAGAGGACAGCCGGAAGAGATCCTGAGCTAGCATACCGACCCACGTATGAACTTGGCACCAGAATAGCTAAGCAGATGTGCAAGATGGCTCGGCTCCTTGCTTTCGTGTACGGCTTGGACGCTGTGGACGAATCGGTATACAGGGTTATAAAGAAGCTTGCGATTGATTCGTCCATCGGCTACCACATGGACATTGTGCGCAACTATATGAGAGACGGCAACCCAGGTCGTTCTCTCCCAGAAGTAGCCTCGATGAGCAGGATTCCTATTGATACCTGTAGGGCTAGGTTCAAGGACTTGGAGAGCCTAAACGTTCTGCGCCCGCTCACCAGAGAGGAGAGCGCGGCGTATCAGGTAAGTCAACTTGGTCTTGTGCCGGCAAGGTGGAAAGTTTCTCAGCTGGTAGTATCCTTGTGGCAGCGGAGCATGGCGAAAGGCGGTCCCAAAACCCCCATCCGACTCAGAAACAATGCCGACGCCAACGGCAGCCACGTAGCCGGTTCCAAGGGGCTAAGGGTCCGAACGGCCCGCCTTTGACCGGAGAACGTTTATACGCACGCCTGCGGGTTCCGTTAAGGCCTCAAAACGCCCCCACCGGGGTTAGAAAGGGTTTATGAACTCATGGGCTTATCAGACGCTGCTTCAGGCGGTTGAACCGATGATCGGTCGCGGCTTGTTCATAGTCCTAAACGAGAATGGTAAGCTACTCCGCATGGCGTTCGCCGGGCACTCCAATGAACTACGCCGCGAGGGGGAGTTTCCCATGCTAGTGCATCGCCCATGCTCGTTCAGGTTTATCACGCTCGTGATGACCGGGGACACAATCTCCACATGGTGGCTGGTATCTTCTGGGGAAGAACCACTCGGCTACGCCCATGGAGAACAGTCGCGAGCAGCAGCAGGGTACGCCCGCAAACTGTTTCCATGGGCGGTAGGCCGAATGGATCTGACAGAGGTTCCGAAGTCTGGAAAGTTCATTAGTAGTAGTCGAAACCACCTGCTACATCCCACCGAATAAGAGAGTCTTCTCCGGCACTGATCCACCCGAACACAGCTTCCTCACCACCGGCTGGATAGTCTGGCCAGTTCGGGCACGCTCCCAAGCTACCGATCTCCCCCACCAGTCTCTCGAAGAACGAGTCGTCTGGCGCGGACGTCGTGAACAGGCTCCACTTGTTGTCTCCCAGAACTGGGTCCCCCTGACCGTCAAACTCATCATTCGGTCCAGTTCCGTACGGAGCAGTCTTTAGATACGCCTCGAACGACACCTTCTTCCTTCGGTCTCCTGAGCCGTATGCTATCTTAGCATGCTTCATGCGGCGTTGCATCTCGTACAATGCTGCTGGTCCAGAACACGTATGATTCGCATGAGCCTTCTTGTTAAAGGCATAAGGACCGTCTGCAAAGATAACGTGGCTCTGCCCTGCTAAGAAGTTCGTCGTAGCCTCTGCCATCGCATCGGCATCCGTGTGTGGGTCACAACCACCGCTCGTGTCGGTAATAGGTTCGCGTGCAGTGCCGACGCCGTGGTTGTCCGGCGTGCTATGCGTAGGCTCCTCTGGAGGATAGATGTTTGGGTCCGGACAGTCCGGCCAGTCCTCGTAGTAGAACGCGCCTCCCGAAGTCTTCACCAGTTCTTTGAGACTCTGCACGATCTCATCCATCACGTGCTCGCCGAAGTAGTCTCCATTCATGACCCAGCCGTATCTGGTCACGATAGTCGGTGGTATTTTGGTCTGGTTTTCTCCAGAAAACTCGCCGGTCGGTTCGATCCAAGATCCGCTGCTTCGTTCCCAGGTGGTCCCCGGTTGTCGTTCCAATACCTCGCAAGTCCATCCCACATCAACTGTGAAGGCCTGGTCAGCGTAGTAGAATGTGTCGTTGTCGTTGTGCGTGATCGTCACATCGTGCGTGGTAGTTCCGTCGTCCTCAGTGATGCGCAACGTCCGATTCTTCCAATCATTCAGGATGTGCGCAGGTTCGTAGATGCGGTAAGCCTTACCGTTCGCCGTCGTGCTAAGTGCTTTTGTCCACGTTAGCGTACCGGAACCGTAAGTGGTGGTTAACACAGGTCGCCGTTCCCATACTCCCGCTGACGTTTCTACCTCCACGATAAAGTTGTTCCACCTACCGGTCGCGGTATTCCACAGCCCGGTTCCGGCTTTCGTCGAGTCGGACAAGCTGGTCGTGCTGCCCCCGGTGGCTGTACCGGTCTCGGTGCGCAGAACCCCTCCAAACAGGTTCAGCGACGAGTCCCTGAAGAACCATATGTCTCCCTCTGTTGCGATACCAGACGGCGTCAACCTGTATCCAGTAAAGAAGGCATCGCGGTATTCTATATCATCGGTCGGGGTCTCATCTCCCAGAGTAGGGTCCCCGTGATTGTCTCCTCTGTATCTTGCGAAGTCTCCGTTTACAAGAGCAACTGTATCAGTAATAGTGCCGTGATCGTTGAACTCCGCGTAAGCATTGCTAGCCGCGCGGGTAGTCCACGATCCGGGATCGGTGTCGGTCGGCGGAATGACAATGCTGGGTCCGCTAAAGTCTGGGAGGAAGCCGGTCTTTTCGTACATGTATCGGAACTCTCTCGGGATACGTCGCGTGCGTCCGAGAGAGATTGTGATCTGATGACCATCATCTGTCGGCTCGAAGTCACTAGATTGGAGTACGGTTGCGCTGGTGAGGGTTGCGGCGCCATCCGCGAGCAGTTCGTTTGTGGTAGCGTTGCGTATCTCGTACCAACAGGGATGCGGATAGAAGGGTGCAGTCACAGAACCCACGTTGATCTCAGTGCTGCTCACGTAATCCACAGAAGTGACCACGTAGTGTGCGAGCGAGTTCTTCAAGAGTATCGCGGTGGACAGATGGATGATGTGCTCATAGCCGCTATGGTCTTTGTTCTCGTAGAACGTCCCCGCAAAGATGTCCATCCAGGTTTGGCAGAACCGCAACGACTTTGCGACGTTCGGATTCAGGGGCTCGTCGTTCGGAGTATTACACTGATCGTCAAACTCAATCCAAGGGTCCCGGTCAAAGATAGTGACGACTTCTTCTTCATCGCAAGACTCCCCAGTCAGGATGGTGGTTGTATCTCTGGGGTAAAGAGGTAGTGAACCTATTTCTCCCAGAAGATCGCCCTCGAGTGGGACATGTGTGGACACGTTGTTTCGCGTCCCTCGATACCATATTTGGGTAGAAGCTTCTCCTCCAGACACTATGTTGGGGCGCCACTTCTTGAGATGCTCCACTACGACGAAGCTGGCTCCGACGTTCGGAGTCCACGACATAATGTCAAACGTCAGCACGGTAGCGGTATTGCTGATGATCTGAGCGCGATGCCAGAACCCGTCCGTCCCCACCACCAGTACATCCATGTCTTCGAACTGGTCTGTAGTCCAGGTCTGGGCGGTATCGGTGAGGGTGGACGTTGTGCCAGAAGTAACCGATCCGTTCCCTTTGATGCTCGGTCCCGGCCATTCTGGCCACCGCGTCAGATAGAAGTCCCCGTTTCGCTTGATGATAGTCGCGTCCCACCCTACCAGTTCAGAGAGGTCCTCTACGATGCCGAACGCGACGTTATCGCGTATGTCGGAGATAGTCAGAGTGTCGGAAGTATTAGAAGAGATCTGAGCGCGGATCAAGTCACTGGGATCAGATTCGAAACGGCGGTAGATCACGACGTCATAGTCCGAAGGGTAGTATGCCACGCCATCGTTATCTATCCAGCGATCGGTGACCCACGACACTGGTGCTTCGCCGGGCTGTGATTCAAGCTGTAGTGTTGTCGCGGTGACGGCAGCTATCTTTCCACCACTCCAGTGAAAGCATGATCTGGGGAAAGACGCCTGACCGATCGCGAATGCCCTCTCGTTCAAGGCATGGTAGATCGTCATTATGTTCGCGTAGGTAAGCGGGTTCCCTGCCGCCGGATAGATGTCGTCAAAACCTGGCATCGTTCAAACCGTCCCGAATCGGAAGAGGTCCCATCCCGGCACATGGTCTTCGACCATCTGGTGTATTTGTCCTTGTTTCAATCCCATGTCTTCTGCCCCTCCGCCACCTAAAATCAAGAGTAGGTCACCTACTGGGGAAAAACAAGCTAAAGCCTTATCAGTCGAGTCGTCCGGTGTGCCGAGCCAGATCTCTATCTCTTCTCCGATCAAGTCCCCGTCCAGAGTGTGGACAGTAAACGTTAGCGGGTCTCCGGCGGGGTCACTCAAGTTCACCGGGAAGGCTCGCCCGCCGGTCATCATGGGCTGCGAAGGCGTGCCGTTAGATTCTGTTTGATAGTTCAGAGCATCTACGATCTCATTAGTCGTGTTCGTGCTGGCAATTTTGCCGGGAGTCTTTCGGGAAACCAGCTTGCCTACAATCTTGTCTTCTGTCAAGTAGTCGTTCATGCGAATCCAAATAGTGCTTCAAAGTCAGTTTCCGGGTATGGATCAGCCCTAATGATGCCGTTCGCTATGTGAGTGCCGTAAGAGTACGGAATTGACATAAGCGCGGTTATCAGGTCTGGATCTATGTCGATGTACTTCCCGGTTATAGTGTTTCTTAGCGTCCCAAACGTGGACCAGCTTTCGAGATTCTTTGTGGCAGCAGTTAACTGCCTGGACCAATATCCAGAATACTTGGAATCCTCCGCCTCAGTGCCCTCTGTTCGCCAATACCCTGCCGGCAACCCTTGCCACGTAGCGTCATTTACATAACCAGTAAACTCCCCGGTGGCGTCTGGTGGGTCGCCGGTATTTAGTACCGTAACCGATATAACTCTCGTCGGCATGCCGAATCCCATAGGAACAACGTCTTCTGGGACGTTCTTAGTGGCATCCAGCGGGTCCACGTAAGCGACGGTTAACTTTTCGCGGGTACCCGGCAGGTAGTGGCTAGTAATCTGGGTTATGCCACTTGATCTCCGTATGATGTAGGCCGAAGGATTGGTTCCCTGAAACGTAGAATACTGCAAAGCGACTCGCACTTGATCTTTGGTTATCGCCAGAATACGACACCGCTGAAAGATCAGTTCCGGATGCTCGACGTTATACACGGAATTCGGAACGGCATGCCCAGCAGCCTGCAATGCCTCTAACGCTTTGAACATAACTTCCTCGTCTGGACATCCTTCTACCTCTATCTGCGTGATCAGACCTGTGCGCACGTAAGCCTGCGACTGCTGGCCGACCACTTCCAGTTCGGTTCCCTCAACGGTATCCATTTTGACGATAGCCATTACTCCACCGCTCCCGCTAGCGCGTCTTTGAACCCGTTAGTCAGACCTCTGATTATGTCATCTTTCGCCTTCTCAATCACCGCAATGACCTTGTTCGGATCCTGTACATCTCTCACGTTAGTGATAGACTGTCGTCTTGGGTCGAACTCCTCACCGCGGAACGAGAACAGGTATGACCGCTTCAGGTTATCCAGTTCCAGCATCGAGTTCTCGGCGATAGCCTTACCGATATCCTGTTCGCCCTTGCCGAACTGTATCGCTGCCTTAATGATCCCCCTCGTCCTGATCGTAATTGCTTCCGCCCCGATCTGATCAAACCTACCGGTAGCGAGTAGTGCTTCCTTCTCACCGGTTAGCTCAACCTTCGTCAGTATGCGGTTATCCTGATACTCCCTCTCGGCTTGTCTGGCGGCTCGCGCTTCCTGGGATAAAATAGCTACAGCGGCAGGATTGAGCATCGGCACGCCGCCCGGACCAGTCTTCATCAGCGTGTCCAGCTTAGCTAACTCATTGCGAAAGCCACCGGATAGTTGGGCCATCTCGGCAGCATGGGACATCCTCTTTTCAAGAAAGTCTGATACAGCAGCAGATGTGCGGTAATTTGACAAACTCTGCGCCGTTTGCGACTGCGTCTGATTGAATGCTTCGTGTACGCCAAGTTCAGCAAGCCTAATCGCCGTGTCACCGGTAGTGGCAGCGACAGCGACAGCCGCTGGATCAGCGAACCCAATTGCCGGGAGACCGAAAGGCCTCATTCTGCCGACTATCCCACCGCTTTGAATAGCAGCAGACAGTATCAAATTATCCTTGTTCTGCCTTGCAAGCGTTAAAGCAGCATTGGCCTGAGCAAGGGGGTTAGAAGCATTGGCAGCTATTGTGACTTGCGCTTGCCCAGAAAGTATCGCCGACACACCCTCTATCTTCATCAGCGATCTATAATTGTTCTCTGCTATGTTGATGTCTTCTTGTCTTCTGCCAACTTGTAGCCGTTCCTTTTCCAGATCCTGCCTCAAGGTGGCAAGGCGATTTCGGTTAGCGTCAGTATCACCCAACTTTTTCATGACGTTGGTTTTGAAGAAAAGAACGCCAGGTACCCCAGTAGGAACTGCAGTCTCCTGATTCATTAACGTCTCTAATTCCATTATCGACTGATTAAAAGCGTCCTCCTTTACGGAAAATTCTCCGGCTACCGTGCGGCGAGCAGATTCAAACTGGTAAATACCTTGAGTTGGTACCACTGCCGCCGAACCAGCGGCGGTCAAAGCGATACGTGAAGCGCGCCTCTCCTTCTGGGAATTAAGCAGTGCTATCGTACCCATACTTTGATTAGTTATTGATGCGGGGCCTAACTCAGCCAAGTCAGCCAGAAATCCGAGTCCTCCGCCAATGACACCAGAAAACTGCGATTGCATTCCCCTTTGGCTAGCCTCAAGATACTCCACCATGGTGGTCGCTTGAGCCATTTCGGCGCGCTCGCGCCCCTGGGCCATGCTAATCTGTCCAGCCTCCCAAAGTCCGAACATGACGCTGTACACCCCGGACATTCCAATCCCTAAGCCGCCGGACCCTCCTCTGCCTGCTCCGCCAGCTGGAGGTCTCCCCATTCCCCACCATGGGGGAAACCCTCCTCCCATACCTCCTCCCCGGTTGCCGTGCCAAGGCGGAGGAGGGCGTCTTACTCCGGTACCTCCTGGCCCAGGCAACATTCGCTGCGCAGGGCCAGTCCAAGTACTAAACGTTGATATTACCTCCCCCTCAAAGAAGTCTTCGTTTCCTCCGCCCATCGGCGGTGGCGGTGGTAGGAATCTTCCTCCCCCACCTGCTCCTCCCCTTCCACCTCCGCCTCCCGGTAAAGGTAGGAACATTCCCCCTCCGCCGCCACCTACTGCGGCAGCGGCGTACTGAGCATTGCTCAAACCGCCGGATGACATAGCGGCGACGTAAGGGGCAAGGGGGAAATCCGCAGCAGAGAGTGCGGAGTATCTTGCGTCGGAGGCAGCAACAAACTGCCCAGATGACCCCCGCCATCTTCCGGCGTTTGTATCGAGAGTATAAGTGGACCCGGAACGGGTTATAGCCGCCGTCAAGCGATCCATAGAGTTCGCGAGGCGATCCACCCCCATGGACGTGCCGATGCGGCCAGAACCCCCTGGCTCGCTGCCAAAGGTCATGCCAGCCTGTCCGCGCGCCTCTCTGGCAGCAGCTTGAGCGTCGAACTCGGTCCAGTCTCCCCGGACTCGGAACGTTAGAGGTTCGTCTCCAGCTTCACTCATACGGAATCAACCAATCTGCGTAGTAAGTTTTGAACCGTTTCATGAAGAACAACTTCAAACGTTCGGACTCAGCTTCTACCTCCTCTTTAATATGATCGTCGTGTCCAAGCTTCCAAGCGCGATTGACTGGCAAAGCATGCATCAGTCTTTCAAACATCGCTATGGTGAAGCGACCAGCTGGGCCATATACCATTTCGAACGTGGCAAGGGTGGTGGCCCAGTCTTCTGAACGAGCAGCTAGGTGCCTCCTCCTGGCTGCTTCGTAGGGTCCTGTTCCGGCTCCCTGTCCTTGTTACGCGGATTCGTTTCGGATCGGTCGTCCATGTCGGCGAGTGCCCACGCGAGGCTTAGCACCCTACCGATACTATTGCCTGAGGTCAGCATCTTGTCAATCACTCCATCTTCAAGCGGAACATCCTTCCCCATCGGTCCCACCCACTTCGCTTTCTTGAACTGTTTGGAACACACTGACTTCGCTCCGCCCGGTGCCAGCAAATACTTCTTGATGGAGTGGTAGTCCGGCGGATCCTGCGGATAAAGAGTGAGGTACTCCCTCTTCTGAGCATCATTCAACCCGGCAGTCACCGTGGTAACTCTTTTCTCCAGAAGATCGTTCCCCAGCGAGTCAAGATCGTCGATGGTAAGTTTTGGTACTTCGTACGTTCCGACGCCTTCGATATCTACAACCAGCGGAGCCATTCGAGCCTGAAGATAATGCATGGGTCTTTCCTTTTCAAACGTGGACGGGGTGAGCATCTTCTGGAGAAAAACAATAACCGTGTCCGATCGACCGACTGTCTACGGCGGAGGCGTGCGGTCCCAGGTGACTACGTACGCGCCTTTGCTTAGGAACCTTGCGGAGATACGCATGTTCTGACCGGCAATCCTGATGGCCGATGCTTCGGTGAAGTTTGCATCCAGGGCGATAGTGCAGCCGGTGTGGTACGTGAGTAGGAGTGCGACGCCTTGCGGTGCCGGGATAAGAGGCCCTGATGACGGCCCATCAAACTTGCCGAGTCCGCTGGCACTGCCCACAAGCTGCGAGCGTCCAGGTTCCTGATCCGCGCTACCCTCATTGCAGAAGGTATCGGCGCGAGTCATCTCGGTGAGTTCGGTGACGTCGAAGGCATCGAGGATACACTTGTAAGAGTGAATCTCTACGCCGTCGTCGATTGTGAAATCGGCGGTGCCGCTCTTCCCAGTGATGGTTTGCGACGTGGTGTCTGGTACTAGCGTGCCGGGCATTTGAATGCTCCTTTTACGTTATGGCCGAATGCGGCCAGACTTCATGCCTTGGGCATAGTACTTTTTGAACTTTGCCCGAGCATCTCTCGCTATCTGCCTTTTGGACTTAGCCCAGAACGGTCTAGGCTCCATGTTGGAAGTTCCGTGTTCAAGCCACTTTGAATGTCGGGCTCTGGTACGAAAACGAAGGTCTTCGATGGTGCTGGCTTTCGACACCACGTTGTAGCTGATACCGTTCCACAGCCTGCTTCTATCGCGACGTGGGAACTCATAAGGGTCAGATCGGATTATGGTTCCGCCAACCCTCTGCACCCGGATGCCGATGTTCTGCCGAATGTGCGCTACCCCCTGCTTCCCTATCTCTTCAAGAGCCTTCTTGGAAGCACGGCGGGATTTAGCAGATACATTGCTACGAAAGGACATCAGCCTTCTTTCATCTTCTCTGCAGCAGGTTTCGCACCGGTTCCAGTCTTAGGCTCCTCCCATTCGGGAGATCCCGTACCACCGGTCAGGTCGATTTCCTTGCCGCCGGTCATAAACACGGTCTCAGTTACGCCGCCTCCCGGAGCAGCGCGTACCAGACCCGGCACTTCCGTGAGTTTCTCAGGAACCGTGATTTCGACCTTCTTTGCTCCGGGGAATGCATTGACCCGCTGGTACATCCTAGCGAGGCCTTCTGCATCAAGAATACCCCCGCCCACCGCTACGTTGTGATGGGTCACCTTGTCGTTGTGATGCGTGACCTTCACCCTGAATGACAGTCTTCCGCCAGGACGTCGCCTCACAACTCTCGGGGAGTTAGGATCCACGTCCTCTGGATCTCTTTCACTACCTGCCCCTCCTGCTCCCGCAAGTCTTGGATCCTTAGCCATTACGATCCTTTCAGCAGCACTCCGTCTATCTCACCGGACATTGCTACTAAAAATGTTGTCATTGTTCTGACGTGCGCATCCTCTTCATCACCCTCATCCTCACCAGCCAGCTTGGTAACTTCAAACGATACA